CGCTAAGAGCTTGGTACAACTCTACTACCTCAGCCTACCAATGGAACCAAATTGGTCTGAGTGACGTATAATGGCCCAAACCAAACCCAGAGTACAAGGAGACGCGCAGGTCTCGTTTGAGGGAGGTTGTGATTCCAACCTTCACCCTCGCTTGTTGCAGCCCAACCAAACTGCATGGGCTGTGAACTGTACGATGCGTGGTGGATCCATCGGTCCACGACCTGGGTTTGTGAAACGCACACTGGACTTTGCAACTGACGTTGAGGCTAATTTTCAAAACGCTAACGCTAAGTTTCAGGGAGCTGCGTACTATCGCAGATCTTCTGGGCAAGGTGAACTCCTGCTGTCAATAGGCGGCAGGATTTTTTCGATTGAACCTGACAGTAGTTTTTCTGTCAGGGATGTGACTCCCATATCTCCAGTAGACAGCAGCCAGCGAGACTTGAACAGCAGCAAGCAGGACTTGGTCACGTTTGAGCAAGCCGAGCGTTGGATGGTCATCCAAGACGACCAGAGTGCGCCGATCATATACAACCGAGCTGAGTCCCGACGAGCAGCTACTGACGGATCCGAGGTACCCTCGTCGTCTGTAGGTGCGTATGGCAACGGACGACTGTGGGTTGCTAGTGGATCTCAGTATGCAGCGGGTGACTTGGTTGGTTCATCCAGCGGCAATGCGTACATCAACAGGATCGACGCAGTTCTGAAGTTTACTGAGAACGATTACCTGAACGAAGGTGGTTCGTTTGCAACACCGACCAATGCGGGTCCGATCACTGCGTTGTCAGTCATGTCGGCCTTGGACACAGGTGTGGGCGAAGGCGACTTGATTGTGTTCACACGTAATAGTGCGTTTGCGACTACGGTCCCTACAGACCGAACAGTTTGGAAACAACTGACCTACCCAGTCCAACGACTGGTGGCACCGTCTGGTGCAGTTGGTCCGTACACAGTCACCAATGTGAACGGTGACTTGTACTTCAGATCATCGGACGGGATACGGTCTTTGATCTTGGCGCGTCGTGATTTCAATGATCCCGGCATAACACCTATCAGTGCTGAGGTCGATCGAGCCTTGGACTACGACGATCCTAGGTTGTTGCAATTTACGAGCGGCGTTACATTCGGCAACAGACTGTTGCATACCTGCATAGGCCGACGTAAGACCAGAGGCGTGGTTCATCAAGGCATTGTCAGTTTGGATTTTAACCCAGTCAGCGGCATACGAGTCAAATCGCCGCTTGCGTACGACGGTCTATGGACAGGCTTGAACGTACTGCACTTGGTGAACGGTGAGTTCGATGGTGTGGAGCGATGTTTTATAATTGCGTTGAGCGACTCTGACAAAATCGAGCTGTGGGAAATCGATCCATCAGCTACGCAAGACTACACTGGCACAGCACACCAAGGCATCGAATGGTTCTTTGAAACCAGACAGTTGTCCTTCGACAGTCCGTTCGAGAAGAAACGCATGGACAGATTTGAGACATGGATGCGAGAGGTCAAGGGTCAGGTTGATTTGACACTGTACGTAAGACCCGATGACTCGCCTAACTGGAACTTATGGAAGACATGGCAGGAAGATGCGAAGATTAAGCAATGCTCTGGTGATACTGATTGTCTCGGGCTTTATGAGTATCGTCCTTCCTATCGTCCTCGTAGGAGTGTGGCTTATCCTCCTAACACTTGCGAGGATATTGACCCCAAGAAACCCGTAAACGAAGGTTACGCTTTTCAGTTTCGTCTGAAAGGCGTAGGGTACGCCAAAGTGGACTTGATTAGATTTTTCGCTGAACAAAAGAACGAGAACATATACGAAGCATGTCCTCCGACTACTGCAACACAGACTACGGACACGACTTGTCCATTGAATGACTACCCTAGCATATGAGTACTAATTTACCGATCATCCCCGGCACTCTTCCTTCTGATTGTTACTCGACGTGGCAATCATTATTCGAGGACATGGCTAGGAACAGCTATGCCTATTTTGCAGAGGGCAGTCTAAAATACATCATCAGTGAAACAGCACCTGGATCTGAAGATCTAGACAAGCTTTGGATACAGACAACTGCTAATGGAAACCCGGTTCGTCAGTGGATTTTCAACGACGGATCTTGGAGATGGCCACATCCGGTTCCTGCTGGGGACAAGCGACTGATTCCGTTTTACGGGTCGAGTTCTGATGTGAACACTCTGGACGGAGGCACAGCAGGCACCGTATCTGCCACAAGCGGACCTTTCTGGGAAATCTTTGAACCTATCCAGAACAAGTTCCCAATAGGTGCTGGCGACACTTACGCCGTGGAATCCACGGGAGGATCTACTACATCTACGTTGGAAGAATCAAACCTGCCGATCCACAACCACGATGTGTACTATCACGCCAATGCCAACGGCGGTGGATCGCTCCATCCGGGTGAAGGTAACTTTACTAATTCCGACGGATCGTTGGGCAACGACCGAGTTCAGAACATGGCTCAGTCCGATCCTACTAAACACACTGCGAGTCCGTTTAACGTGTTGAACCCTTACTACGGAGTGTTCTTCCTGAAACGTACGGGTAGAGTTTACTACACAGCATCATGAGCAGACTGACTCTAGGCGAACTCAAGACCAAAGGGCTACCTGATTTTCTGGGGCTATGTCCGAGTGACAACAAGTTCACCCAACTTGTGAACGAGGCGCACTCGCGTCTAGTCAAGCAAGGTCTGTACTGGGGCACGTTTCAGACCTACCAGATCTGTGTAGGCTCGGACGGATGCCTGACATGGCCAAGGCAGGTTGCTTCGATTGAGGCACTAGCGGTAAACGAACATCCGATCACACTTCGGAACGGATGGTTCGAGTACTTGCAGACTGGGTACGGCATCCGCACGACTGGCAACTCCAGCGAGTTGCAGTTGTTGGATCGTGGTCGGTCTTGTGTGTACGATGACATGAATGATTTTCAGTCTACGTTGCAGGTTTACAGCGGCGTGGACGAAGCGGCAGGGGCAAAACTACTAGTACAGGGATACGATGAAAACGGGAACTGGATCAGAACACAGGATGGATCCACATGGGTTGACGGAGAGTACATCGACATTAGCACCACGGTTACAGGGTCGAGCAGTATTTTTACTGCGATTACTGGAGTACAGAAACCAGTTACGAACGGCCCGGTTTATTTGTCAAAAGTTACTAAGGACGCAGTCGTCGTGCCGATCGGGTATTACGAAGCAGATGAAACCCTCCCAAGCTATCGACGGAGTGTTATCCCAGGACTCGGAGACGCACCGCAGTATGTGTGCGGTAGCGGAGACCCACTTACCAATAAGCGAGTGGTTCGGGCGGTCGTCAAGCTCGACCACATCGACGTGCGACAAGACACCGACTGGTTGCTCCTAGAGGAGTACGGTGCGATCAAGAACGCAGCTAAGGCTATTCAACTTGAGGAACAACAGAACCGAGGCGAGGCTGCACAGTACATGCAGGAAGCTGTGCGACTGTTGGAAGTAGAGTTGTTGCATTATGAAGGAACATCAAACGTCGAGCCGTTGCGGGTCGAGGCTGAAACTTGGGGTGCGGGTAGCATGCCACATATAATCTAAGACAATGGGATTCTTAAAAGACATATTCGGTTCAAAGGTAAAGGTACCTAAGTTCAAGGAGATCGATCCTGATGCTGAGATAGACAAAGCGTTTAGGTCGATTCAGCAGCGCATGCCAGAGGGCAAGCGCGTAGCTCGATCGATAGCCGAAGCCGATGCTGAAACCGCGTTGGCGGTGTTGGAACAGATTGCACCGGGTACTCGGGAAAATATCAAGCTACAGACGGAGAACATCCAAGCTGGCTTGCGGGGTGAGTTACCAGAGGACGTTCAGCGATTTATCATAGACCGTTCGGTGGCACAGGCGCGACAGGGTGGGTATGGAGGAAGTCAAGCTGCTACGTTCGGCGAACTACGTAACCTAGGTCTGACTAGCTTGCAACGTGCCGACGTTGCCATGAATCAGTCTGCTCAGATGTTGGCTTCGATGCGATCGTTGATGCCTCAGCAGCAGTCTGTTGCAAACATGTTTTTGACCCCAGGGCAGCGTATTGACTTCGTTCGGTCCGAGCGGGACGCTAAGTTACGGCGCGATATGGCAGCAGCTCAAGCCAAAGCAGCTCCTGATCCTGTGGTTAAGGGCCTAGCTTCGGTAGGTGCAAAGGTAGCAGGTTCTGCTATAGGAGCTGCCATAGGTGGTCCAGCAGGTGCCCAAATGGGATCTCAGATGGGAGGATCTATGTTCGATGGAGGTACACCTCCGTATCAACCTCAGTATAGTCTACCTAGAGGTTACGCGGGGCCTAGTTTAGGCTATGGATCTGGCGGTGGAACTGCACAACCTGGATTTTTTAAAAGGTTCTTGGGCAATATAGGGTCATCAATGATGGGAGGATAAAGTTATGGCAGAAGACAATCCATTTTTAAGTTTCTTTGAAAGCATCGGCACTGGTATGGAAGCCAGCCAGCGACGACGCACGTTGATGGAACGCGCTCAACGTGGTGAAGATGTCGATGTTCCCGGTAGGTTTGCGACTGTTATGTCTGCCATAGCTAGGGCAGCAACGCCAGCCGAGACTCGACTGCGTCAAGACCAGTTGCGGATGCAAACGGCTAACTATGCGTTGCAAAACAGCATTCGGGAAAAAGAGTACAATCTTAAAGTTCAAAACCAGATTCTCGACAATGCTGAGTTGAGCGCAAAGCTTGAGCAAGAGATCAACGATAACAACGGTTATCGGACGGCTGGCGAGGAACTACAGTCTTTGATGAACGATGGCGATATAGCAGCCGTTCGATCATATCGGGCACCTGAAGGGATGAGCCTAAGCGGTCAGCAGCAGGTTAAGAAACTCAAAGACGAGCTTCTGGCTGGGAAACAAGCAGAACGAATTGCTGAGTATCGCGACATTAAGGCTGAACTGATGGCCACTTATAGTTTCACCGAAGAAAACGTACCCAAGGACTATTTCACGGCAAAGCAGGAGCTAGAAACCCTAGCTGGCATGCGTGAGTCTAAAGCTAGGCTTGAATTGGGTGCAGAACTTTTAGCCCAACCGCAGGCTACTGGCGTGAATCTAACTATTCCTAACGTAGGTCAAGTATTCCTCAGTAACAAAAAGGATGACGCCACCGAATCTTTTAGAGGGATGGATGACGATGAGATTCAACGTAGATATTTGGGATTGGTTGAGAAATCAAAAACCGTAACGGACGAAGAAGAGCGTCAAGCTGTTGAGTCTAATTTGACATGGCTTCGTGAGATAGCGGATCAAAGAAACTTATCATTACCTGCTCCTTTAGTAAGCAGTTTATCCTTGTTGGATCGATATCGAAACCGAAAACAAAGAATGAATCCTTGAGATGGCTACTAAAGATGTCCTTGCTTTTTTCAGAGAAGTAGAACCCGCTTTCTCGCAAGAGTCTGATGAGGATTTAATTGAGTTTATTGGATCCACTCAAAAAGAATTCTTACAGGAAGATCCTGAGTTCAGGGAAGATTATAAGAATGTTCTTAGGGGTCAAATGGACCCAGCCCTTGGTGCAACTGCCGTAGCCGAAGTAGCTGAATTTGGAGAGGTAGCTTTAAAATCTGGCATAAAAGGTGCGCTCGATGTGTTTGCCTCGGTTCCGAAGTCAATAGCTTTGGGTGCATCTGGGCTAGACAAACTTCGTGACAAAGACACTCCTCCTGAAGAGTTTGTAACTTACCAGCTCGGAGAACTTTTAAGAGAAGCTGCCGAGGAGAAATTCCCTATCGATGAGCAAGCTCGGGAAACTTGGACAGCTAAAATAGGACAAGGTCTAGGATCGGCGGCTGGATTTTTGGCCGGGGGTGCTTTAGGTAAAACTGCTGGGGTAACAGGCACTAGCATTGCGCTGTTAGGTTCCGCAGCCACTTCTAACGAGTTTTACGAAGACGCCAAACGCTCTGGTGCAAGTGAAGACACTGCTTTACGGGCAGCTCTTATGGGTGCGGGTGTAGGTTTGACGGAGATAGTTCCGTTAAACAAAATCCTAAACAAGATTCCAGGGAGCCAAGCTGTAGGATTTAAGAAAAAGCTACTCGATGCCGCAATTAGCGGGGCAGAAGAAATTGCCCAGGAGAATTTGCAGTCTGCTTTACAAAACGTAACTGCTCAACAGCTAGGTTACGACCCCGATAGAGGTACGTTTGAGGGTTTTGAAGAGGCAACTGTTGTTGGAGGGACCACTGGTGCATTGTTGTCTCTCTTGGCAAGTGCTTTTGGGGGTCGATACCGAGGCAGGGTTCAACCGCAGGCTGAGGAAACCACAACTCCACAAACCGATGCAGCAGCCCAAGAGGCGGGTCCGGTTCCTGTTGCGACAGAGCCAGCCGACGTTATTACAGGTGGACGAACCGAGGAGGAAATCCTCGCTACAGCACCTGAGTTACCTACTGCTCCCCAAACTCCGCAAGAGCAACTTGAGGCCCGACAACAGCAGGTCGAGGCTAGGCGAGCTGAGTTACTGGAATCTGCTACCAGAGAGACTTCACCTAGCGAAGCTATCCAAGAGGCTCAAGATCTTGATTTGGAAGTTGAGGGTCTGGAATCTGAAGTTAGCCAACTTCAATCCCAAGCTGAAACAGAGCCTTCTGCTGAAGCTACGCTTGCGCTGGAAACCAAACAGAAGGAACTAGATTCTAAACGCCAACAAGTAGAGGCCCGACGATCTGAGCTATTAGAGGAGACAACTCCTGTCCCACCAGACAAAGTCAACGCTCTTATCCAAGAAGCCCAAGACCTGGACTTGGAACTTGATGCCCTAACCACTGAGGTCCAGCGACTACAAACTCAAGCTGAAGCTGAACCTACTACCGAGGCTACCGCAGCTTTGGAGTCCAAGCAGCAGGAGCTGGATACCAAACGACAACAGGTTGACACCAAACGTCAGGAAGCTACGGAGGCTGCACTCGAAGCTTCTGAGCAGGAGGTCGTATCGAATATCGAAGCCGAACAGCAGTCCCCCTTTGAGGTTGATCCTGAAACAGATCCGGTTGCTGAACGTGCCGGGTTCGCCACTGCTGGTATAGTGGATCCTTCGCTTAGGCCGTTCTTGAACTACAAAGACGGTAAAATAGAGTTCAATATCGAGGGCTTGTTTAATCTTGGCGATAAAGTACGTGAGAAATTATTCGGGGGTAAAGCCACAGACGCTGCCAACCGCGTTTCCAACTTCTTGCGAACTCAAGCTTCGGGACTCAAAAACAATGTTGCTACATTGGTGAATGGGTTTGAAACCACATTGTCCAATGTTTTCAAGGATGCCCAAGGCAAAGTTTTGCCATCAGATCAGCGGGACATAGCCCCCATAGACGCTTTGCTGAGGGACAAAAACGCAATTAAAAACCTAGACTTAGACTCGTTTGCCAAACGATTGTTTGCCCACAGAGGTCCGACGTATGTGGTAACCGACGCTGACAAGCAACTAGCCAAGCAGACGGTCGAGTTTGTGGACCAAGCTAGGAAGATGATCGATTTTCTGACTCAGAAAATGGTTGATTCTGGGTTGGTAGCGGAAAAGAACTTGCCTACCTTCGAGCAGGGTATAGGCGAGTACCTGACTAGAAGTTATAAAGTTTTCAACAAGGCTTACGACTGGAACTGGAACACTATACCTAAGTCCATAAAAGACGCTGCGGTCAAAGACATTCGAGACTCTTACAACAAGAAACACCCTGCTAGTCCAATGACTGAGCAGCAAGCTATGGAAACCGCATTGGAGCTTACTACTGATCGAGACAAGGCTTTTGCTTGGAGCATCGGTTTAACTGCTGTAAACGGGGTTCCAGTCAGGTTGCTTTATAAGCGTAAACAACTTTCCAAACCTATGCGTGAGTTACTCGGGGAGATTAAAGACCCAGTGACTAACACTCTAATAACTCTCGATAAGCAAATCAACTTGCTAATGGGTTTTCAAATGCAAAACCAATTAGCTGAATTGCTGGTAGAATCGGGCATGGCTTCTCATGAGGTAGACAAGTCCAAAGGGTTTACCCAGCAGGTATTTGACAATAATTTTGCTTTAGGTATTCAAAGCAAACGAAAATACCCCTCGTTGAGGCCGTTGTATACTACCGAGGCTTATGCCAAAGAGCTTCAATCATTTTTCATTAGACACAATTCATCCGAGCAACTTGGTTTCGTTAAACGTGCTATCAAACGATTGGCTGGGATAACCAAGTACAACCTAGTAGTTCTAAACCCAGCGGCCTATTCTACTCAGTACATTGCGGCTGTATATAACGAGGCAAGGCAAGGCAGGTTACTATGGCCCTCCGCTGCTATAGCAGAACGTGGAGTTAGTTTACCTGATCAGGTCAAGATAAATGCTAAAGCTGCTGGATTGTTGCTCAAGAACAGAAAGCTTCGTAAACAAGGAACTCCTCCTCCTTCCTTGGAATCCCAAGAAGAGTTTGTAAATACAAAAGCTTCTGAGTTCTTGAAAGACCCAGTCAAGTTGATAGAAGACAACAGTCTTCTGATGGAAGACCTTGCCTATCGTTACGGGGCATTAAACGACGTAGTCAACCTACGAATTATTGAAGAGCTACTGGTAAACCAAAGGGAGAACGATCTGCTGAAAGACCTTACAGCCAAACGTATGTGGGCTGAAATGGGAAAACGGTTAGATAAAAAGACTCTTGAAGCCTTCGGTCCGATGAAAGGTCTGAAGGAGATTAGCAAGGCTCTCACTAAAATTTATGGTGGCGGGGACCAAGCTGGCAAGATGAACGCTTTCTTGGTTGAGACACTAGGCGAAGCTGCATCTAATCCCGACGCAACAATGGATGAGGTTATGTCGATTGCTGCCAAGAAAACAGTCGCGACTACCCCAACTACTGCTACGATTGCACCTTCGATCAAAGAAGCTAGTGCTTTTTCGTTACTCAACGCGTTTATATCTTGGCAGGTAGAGCTGGTTAGGAACACCTACAACCAAGCCGCTATAGCTTCTTTGGAAATGTCATCTTCTAATCCCGTTGAAAAATCTAGGGGTACTAGAAGAGCTGTGACAGGGGCTCTAGGAATAGCGTCTGCGGTGGTTGCTGGTCGCACTATCTTGGAAGCGTTGATGGGTGCTATTGGATCCAACGATGACGAATATACTAGCGAGGCTGGCGATTGGATTATAGCGAATCTTTTGCCTGAGTGGGACCAAGACCAGTCAGTAGCCGTAGTCAAATTTGATAAAGACGGATTCGCTTATACCCCGTTGTCGTATGTAATGCCCGATGCTTTATTAGGGATACCGTTTAAAGCTGCTATGCGTGGCGAATCTCTTTCGGATAGTATTAAAAACAGTTTAATCGCTTTGCAGCGAACAGTAGGTGGTAGACATCCGTTGTTACAGGCGTTCCAGATTTTATTGGATAACTATGATCCAGCCAGAGGTGTTAAGGTAGCAAACGAAGAATTACCTGCTTGGGACCAAGCCAAAGCAAGAGCTTTGGCTGCGGGGTATGTAGTAGCCCCTGGGATCGCAAAGACTTTAGGCGTGAAACTACCTCGTATTCTTTCTGATGGGAAAAAACCATTTGGGAGAGAATATACTGTGCAAGAAGAGCTATATAGCTATATGGGTGTACGAACCTACGGGTACGAATGGGAAGGAGCTTTACGCGGTCAGATGCAAAACTTCGAGCGCAGGTTACGCGAAGCCAAACGCATCGTGCCGAAGCGAGACATCGACGAACTCATCGCAGCGGGTAAACCAGAAGAGGCCAAAGCTCTTCAGGACAAAGAAGACGCTAGGATACAAGCCATAGCAAAAGAATATTCAGACTTGTACGTAGGTGCGCTGAAGCATGTCCCTGGGTTGACTAGGAAACAATTAGACAGTTGGCAAAAGAACATAACCGCTACAGTAGGTGGGGGTAGACTTTCCAGAGATCTTACTACTCCAGCCGCTCAAGCAGCTAACGCCGCTGGGTACTGATCATGGCAAAGGCTCTGACCAAACAAGCTCAGAAGAAAAAGCTTGAGGCCAGACAACGGCAGATAGCGAACAGCACTGCCATGGGTGACTTGATCAAGAGACTTGACGAGTCCAAAGACTATCAGCTCAAGACCTACGGGTTTGAGGTAATCCCAGGGTTCACGCAGTTGCAGTACGACATGTTGTCGTTCGTGCATTACCAAGGCTTACAGAAAGCCAGATGCACACGGTTTGATAACTTCCGAAACATCGTATCCATCCTGTGGCCTAAGATCGAATGGAACATGTGGCTGGAGAAACAAATCCAGTCACTCTGCGACAACCAGTTCGTGTCATGGACTGGTTGTGCTGCTTCAGGCAAGACCTTCGCTGGTGCGTTGTACAGCACTGTGTGGTGGATCTGCCAACCAGATGTCAGTGCAGCAGTGCTGACATCGACTACTAAAGGCATGCTCCGCAAACGTATGTGGAGCGAGGTCCAGAAGCTGTACGCATCGATGGAATGGAATCCACCGGGCAACATGGTGGACTCCAAGACAGTGTGGCAAGCAGTCAAAGGCGACGAGAAAAACGCTGTGTTCGGTCTGGCCGTCAAGGACGGCAACACCGCAGCAGCGGTTGGTCACATTCAGGGTATCCATACAAGCCGAGTGCTGATCGTAATCGACGAAGCCACGGACACACCGCAAGCGATCTTTGATGCGACGGCTAACCTGTACGCAGGTTGTGAACAGTTCCAGATGCTGGTCATCGGTAACCCGAACAGTCATTTTGATCCTCATGGCAAGTTCAGCGAACCCAAGGACGGGTGGAACTCAGTAAACGTAGAAACCGAGGACTGGGAAACCAAAATCCAGTTGAACGGTGAGCCTGGGTACTGTGTGCGGTTTGACGCGGAGCGTAGCCCGAACATCATAGCTGGCAAGACGACGTACAAGTACCTGATGACTGAGCATCAGTTGGAGGGTTCACGTCGTAAGTACGGACCAGAGTCACCGTTGTTCTGGAAGTTCTATCGTGGGTTCTGGGCACCAAGTGGTGTCTTGAAGACCGTGTTCAACGAACCGTTGCTGGCGAAGATGGACGCGCATCTAGGCTTTGTGTTCCGACGGAACATCAAGGTCATCGGTGCATGTGACCCTGCATTCGGTGGTGGTGACCGTGCTGTACTACGGTTCGCACAGATTGGTATTATCGAGGACGGCAAACCTGGGATCGAACTGGACATGTACGAAGAGCTTGAAATTGACGCTGCTTCCAGTGAGCCTGTGCATTACCAGTTGGCATCGCAGATTCAGTCGCGTTGTGATGACAGAGGTTGCAGGCCCGAGGACTTCGGGATTGACGCCAGCGGTGAGGGCGGTGGTTTAGCTGACATTCTAGCCAAGGAATGGTCGCCAGCGATTGTTCGTGTCGAGTTTGGTGGGGCACCTAGTGATCTGCCTGTGTCCAGCGAGGACTTGCGCCCAGCCAAGGAGGTCTACGACCGACGTGTGACTGAGTTATGGTTCACGGCTAGGGAGTACTTACAAGCTGGACAGTTACGTGGCATCGACCCTTGGACAGCCAAGGAGTTTTGTTCGCGGGAGTTTGAGGACGAGAAACGCAAGATCAAGCTCCAGACCAAGCGAGACATGAAGTCTGTGTACGGCATGTCCCCTGACATCGCTGACTGCACTGTGATCCTGACAGAGGTCGCCAAGCGTAGCGGCATCGGAGTGTTTGTGGGCGATCACATCCGTGAACAAGACAAAGACGAGTACGCTGAGTATGCTGGGGCCATATACGACGACATCGGCGGTGAATTCGACAACTTAGACGCGCCACTTTAACATGCAAGTACTACATCAAACCGACACCACTCCTCCCAAGGGCTGGGACTACGAAGTCGAAGGCACAATCATAAGTGCCACTAGTTTTCAGTATCTAGTCAACAACGTCAGAAGTCACTACCACAGCATCGACCAGATCCCGCCCAAGAACTTGGAGTTAGTGATAATGGACTCGATATGCGAGCGCATGCCAGTTCAAGACCAAGAGGTACGATGTAGACATACTGAACCGCCTACGTGGTCGCAGTTACTGTCCAAGGCAGCGTACGCCTTGTCCAAGTGGACCAGCAAAGGATTCCCGTTGGTCACTGAGGAGCAACTACTGGAGCGTAGGAATACTTGCATGGAATGTTCTTTCTGGAACGGGGAATCTGCCTTTGGTATAGGTAGGTGCGGATCATGCGGCTGCACGGGTGTTAAACTGCATGTTGCAACTGAGAAATGTCCCCACGACAAATGGGAGGCTACGGTATGAACGACGAACTATTGAACTTGAATGAAAACGGATCTGTGCCCAGCACAAGGGTTAACGATCCGATTGTTGCCCGTCAAATCGCTGAAGATGTCATCGATCAGAACGACAGACGTGTAGACCGAAACACTAGGGTCAAAGGACTGATCGACGGTAATCCACCGTACTCATCCGATGCTTTAGCCCGAGCAGGACAGAAGTACAGGAGTAATTTCAACTCTGGCCAAGCACTGTCGTTTTTGCAGACATCGTTGACTGCATACTACGACCTGTTTGCCGAGGTGCCCACGTACGCTACGATTAAGTGCGATTCTGGAAACCCTGACCAGGATGCTCAGTGGAGCAAGATCCTAACTCAAGAGTTTGATGACCTGCAACGCCAAGATCCTTCGCTGGACTACGGCACCCAGTTGAGCCAGCACGAAATGGTTTTGTACGGCAGTGGGCCTATGTTGTGGGAACGCGAGGATGACTGGGTCACCTACCCCAAGAAACACGACCGCGTGTTTTTGGCCAACAACGAGCCATCGGACATGAACCGATGGACCAAGTGTGTGGTCCGAGAGGTGTTCACGCCAGCCGAGTTGTACAGGTACATCAACGAACCAGACGTAGCCTCCAAGGTTGGTTGGGACGTTGACGCCGTCAGGCAGTCTATCCTACGAGCCACCGATGAGTTTGCTGTGTACCCGAAAGACTGGGAACGTCAGCAACAAGCTATCCGCAACAACGACTTAGAGTACACCAGTCCAGACCAAGTTGTGAACGTAGCCCGGTTGTTTTTCAAGGAGTTCCCTAACAAGGACAACAAGGAAGGCGGGATCACTGAGGTCTGGGTTAACTTGGATCATGACTTTGGGTTCTTGTACCGCAAGGTTCGCAAGTACAAAGACTGGAACCAAGTCATGTGCCCGTTCATGTTAGATCGTGGCGACGGCACGTATCACTCGATCAAAGGCATCGGTGTACGGATGTTCCCGTTTCTGTGGACCAAAGAACGCCTGACCAACTCGTTGGTAGACAATGCGTTCGTGATGGCTTCGTTGCATTTACGCAACCAACAGACCGGAACCGCAACGCCTGACTCGATGGTCAGTATGGGACCGTTCACGATCTGGAAGTCTAACTTCGAGCCAATGAATTTCAACGGAGTCGGCGGGGCTATCGAGGCAGCGTCTTCTGTGTCGTCCAAGCTAGACTCCGAACTGCAAGCCAACCTGTCGCAGTTCAGGCCACAGGTAGCTCAACCCAGAGGCAACCCCAGAACTGCGTTCGAGGTTGCTTCGACTGTGAACCAACAGTCTGTCCTGACCAAGACTGGCATTCAACGGTACTTCGAGCAGCTTGACAGCTGGTACGCAGAACGATTCCGAAGGGCACTGACTGGCAAGTTGAACAGCTTTAGCGACACAGCCAAAGCCGCTCGGGTGTTCAGGAAAAAACTAGCTGCCCAAGGTGTGCCCGACAACGTGTTGCAGTTCTGCACTGTCCGTGCGACTCGGACTATTGGCCAAGGAAGTCACTTCTTGCGGACCCAGACCTTGCAGTCGTTGTTGGGATCACTGGCTGGTTCGTTGCCTGAAGGCGGTCGTGAAAACCTAATCAACGATTTCATCGCGGCCACAGCAGGATTCGATATGGTCCAGCGGTACAATCCAGCCAACCGACTTGCGACGACGTTGCAGGATCACGAATGGGATGCTACCCAAGAGAACGGAAGCATGAGGGTTGGCAACGAGGTCATTTTGACCGATACTCAGAATGATGTTGTTCACGCTGGGGTTCACATGGCATCGGTTGCAGAGGGTCTCGCGGCCATACAGCAGGGTGGTGATCCGCAGGAAATCCTAGTGTATGCTATGGCTGTCCTCCAACACACGGGTCAACATCTGCAACGTATTGCTAACGATCCTCTTCGCCAAGCTGAGTTCGAGCAGTTGCGCCAGAGATTCGAGGGACTCCAAGAACAAATGGAAGAACTTGGAGGACTGTTGGAGCAAGCTCAAGCGGGAGAACAACAGCAAGCCATGGCAGCTCAAGAGGCCCAGATGGTTCAGCAGGGACTGGATCCGAAGACTCAGATCAAGCAAGCTGAGGCCCAGCAGAAGATGTCTATTAGCCAACAACGCGCCCAGAACGAAATGGAACTGAGCCGTATGCGAACTGAGCATCAGATGCGACTACAGGATGCCCTGACAGCCAATACCATCAGGAACCAAAATAAGGTTTGACAATCTTTGAGTTTGGCCTTGTGGTTCTGTTATGGACTACAAGGCCGAACTTCTGAACATCGTGCCAACGATGAACGGTTGGTGCGATCCTGCCAAAGCAAACCACATATTCGACACAGTTTACTCTAGGAACTCCAAAGTTTGTGTAGAACTTGGGGTTTTCGCTGGGCGTAGCCTGATAGCATTCGGGCTTGCTCTAGCTAAACGAGCCACCAAAGGCTCGGTTGTGTATGGGGTAGACACTTGGGCACCCGCACCTGCTGTAGATAACAGCGATGTGACCAACGCTAGTTGGTGGCGTAACCTCGATTACAAAGGCATCAAACGTGAGTGCGAGACGACATGCGAACGCCTGAAGCTAGACAAGTACGTCCGACTGTGCCAGATGAGTATGGTCGATGCCTATTCTGCGATCGAAGGCGACATTGATGTCCTACACATAGACGGTAACCACAGCCGATGGGACTCAGTCCGAGATGTGACCATGTGGGTAGATCGTGTGGTAGATGGTGGCATTGTGTACTTCGACGACGAAGACTGGTCTACTACCGACAACGCCCGCGAACTATTGCTGCTGAAGTGCGACAAGCTGACTGAACTAAAAACCTCGAACGTATGTGGCGTTTATCAAAAACGGTTTGGAAAGAAAAATTAAAGCTTTGGTTCAAGTCGAACATATCCCCCGATGCCCAATCGGTGCTGGATGCATACGCTAGAGTCAAGAGTTTTGAGGCAGATTTAAACCGACGTGCTGAAGCCATAAACGATCGGATCGAGGAGATCAACGACCATCTCCAAGAGTTTCGCCGCATACAAAACAAGAGCAACGACAGTATCGAAAAGATACTGTTTCAGTACGAGCAAGACATACCAGCGTTCCAAGACCAAGTACCTTGGGATTGCGAGGTGTTCGAGTTGCCGTATGGCAAGGACAACAGAATGTTGTTCAACCCATCTGTCATCGAGGTCAAAGGGGAACGCTGGTTGATCGTCCGCAACTGCAAAATCGATCCGAACAAACGTCCTCCGTATGACTCGTTCAGTCATCTGACTAGGTACCGTCTGGACGACACGAAAGTAGATTACTCGTCGAAAGCTGACATACCGATGCCGTTGGGTAGCAGTCGATTGGAGCAATGGGAAGATCCTAGGATCCTACAGAACGGCAACCGATTGTTGATGACGTGTTGTAACTTCATACAAGGCAAAACCTATGCACACCAAGCGATGGCTGTGTTGGATTTAGACTGGAACTTGTTAGGTATAAACCACACTCAATACGGCAAAAACGGTCACGACTTGCCGTCAAACACTGGGCACGAAAAGAACTGGGCTTGGTTTTTGCACGAAGGAGAGTTGCACATGGTGTACAGCATGGAGCCGCACGTCGTGGTCAAGTGTGACTCAGCCGCCAGCGCGGTTGAGGAGTACAGCACTAAGCTGGAAAACGACATATGGTTCTACGGAGAACGACGTGGCGGGTCTAATCCTATCAGGATTGGCGACGAGTACTTTGCGTTCTTCCACAGTTCAACTCCGTGGTGGCATGGTCGGCGTAGGTATTATATGGGGGCTTATGCATTCGAGGCTAAACCACCGTTCAGGATTACTCGCTCGACGACGATACCGTTGTTGCATGGCAGCAAGAACAACCACAGAATTTTAGAGTTTCCTCTGGTCATATTCCCTGGTGGGAGTTTGTATGACGAGGACAAACAAGAACACTTCGTTGTGTTCGGGGTCAATGACTTCCAGAGTGGATGGATCAAGATCCCGCACAGTGATTTGTTGGCATTAATGAAATCTTATGTTCAAAAGAAAAAAGATCCCTATACAGCTACAGCAAAAGGCTCCGGTAGAATACATCCCATCGCCCGAGTGGACAAAGTCACAGGAACTGACTTCGCAGACAAGGAAGTTGATGAACACACCGGAGATGACTCGTATCCTGGAAACCCTGAGAAGAGAAACACCCAAGCAGTTGATACAGTTGCCCTTGAACGCCAGTACGGAGGAGCAATTAAGGCTGGCAAGTCTTGAGGATGGATACTACTTATGTTTGAACAAGCTTTTGTCGCTTCAATATCTTCAGGAGGACTCAAGAGAACTGGAAGCGACATTTGACGAAAGGTGAGATAAATGAGTGACGAACCAGAAACGCCTTTTAGTAAGGCAGTCATGGAGAGCATGTCCACCGATGCTCCTGAACCAAAGACTCAGGACACGGCACCCGCTCCCGAACCACAAGCTAAGGAACCAGCCAAGGAACCCAAGAAGGCTCCCGCTAAGGCTCCTGAGTCTGAACCAGAGGAAGACCTGAAAGGGTTTAGTGACGAACAGAAAACCAATTGGAAAGCTCTGCGCGAGTCCAAGAAAGAGATCGAAACTCGACTCAAGGACTCGGAGGCTACTAGGACAGACCTTGTGTCCCAACTAGACAACCTCAAGGCTGAACTAGAAGGTGCCAAGAAGCAGTTCGACTTGGACGATTACGAACGGATTAAGTCTGAGCGTGAGGAACTAGCCAACCAAGTTGCCGAGCTAGACATCCTACGTAGTCCCGAAGTCAAACGTGCTAGGGACAAAGTTGAGTCTGAGATCAAGGAATCTGCCAAAAGCATCCAACGGCTGGCACCAAGCTTGGAAGGCATCGAGCGAGTGCTACGCATGACTCCCGAGGCTCGGGACAAGGCTTTGGCTGATATGCTAGAGGACGTAGGCCCAGGTGTGTCTAGCAGGATCTGGACATTGGTGGACCGAGTGGACACCGCAAACATGGCAGTCGAAGAGATCACAACCTCAGCCCAGTCCAAGGTTGAGGAGTGGCGACAGTCCAAGGAGTCGCAGGTCCAACAACAACGCGAGGCTGAGACCAAGGCTACCGAGCAACTGTACCACTTGGGTCTACAGACAGCACAGGAGGAAATGCCTGAGTTGTTCTCGCTCAAAGATGGCGAAGACACCCACAACAAACAGGTCAGTGAACGGTTGTCATACACCAAAAAAGTGTTGTTCGAGCCAATGACCGAGGAAGAAACTGTGCAAACAGCGTTCTTGGCTGGTATTGGCAAAACCTCGCTTGTCCGTGAAAAAGCCTACGTGGAAGCACTGGCTCGAAGCGAAGCCGAGCGACAAGCCATGGCTGAGAAGCTAGAGGCATACGAGAACGCCCAACCGTCGGGAACTTCAGGCTACACTGAAGCTTCCGAGTCAGACGGTGGCGTTGGATACTTCACCAGGACAGTCCTGGCGAATACGGGTTCGTAGTCCATACCAAACCCGACCCGTCCTCTGCACTGCGGAGGGCGGGTTTTTTATTGACTACAAGCATAAATATGATCTAATTCAGCCAGACGTAGGAGGAGTTCGTCTTCCTCATAGGCGAAATGCTCGGGTCGCCGCCAAGCACTACTAGGGACTGCCTCTTCAGAGGGAGTCGTTTAATCGTGTAAACTCCTAAGAAAGGACAAAATACTATGGCATGCGGTTCAATTTATGACGCATTCAGAGTGGCGACAGAGCATCTCGGAGACGAAATCTACCGTCGCGCCTCTTTTAGCTCTATTTGGAGCAATCTCATTCCCCGTGGGGAATTTCCGAAACACGTTGGTTTGACCAAGTCTGTGTTTGAAATGGGTAACTCTTATCCTACTACGGATGAGCGTACTTGGGACGCCTACAGCACTAGCGGTAGTGGTGCCAACACTTCTATCACGGATGCTTGTGCGTACAACTTCGAGGACTACACTGTAGGCTTCGAGGAGCATACCTACTCGCCAACCCACTTCCAGATGCGCGGACCTTTGCTCTGCAAAGACTCTTTGAACTTCGAGCATCTTGCCCCTCAGTTTCTGGATGGGTATGTCGAAGAGCTGACCAAGCTGGTGCAGGTTGAGTTGGATAACAAGCTGATGAAGGAGTACTACGACAAAGTACCCAAGGCTGTTATGACCGCTGCATTCCCAATCAGTGCCGCTGGTGCTTCTCTGACTCTGGACGAAGCTGTCAGTGATCTGACTCAGGAAGCTCTGGACAAAGCCTACGTGCATCTGATCCACAAACGAGCAAGCAACCCTGATTCCAATGGGTTTGTTAGCCTCGACAACGGTGGACCTTTGTTCTCCTTGTACCTCGGTATGGAAGCCTCTCAGGCGATCATTCTGAACAACTCTCAGTTCCGTGACGATCTCCGTCAGGGATCCATGAACAGCGAGTTGTTCCGTCGTCTGGGTGCCAACACCGCCATCAAGGGTTACAGGCACATCATCAACCCATTGCCTCCTCGTTTTAGCTACAACAGCGGAACTGGTACGTACGAGCGTGTGAACACATTCGCTAACGTGACCGGGGCAAAAAGCACGACCTACCAAGACATCAACCCAAGCTACTTGGACACTGCTACTGCTCCTTACGAAGCAGCGTTTGTCCTTAGCCCAGACGTGATGACTTGGGATTGGGTACGTCCTGACAACCAAGTAGGCAGCACCCGTTGGGAGCCTCAGTCCTACATGGGTGACTGGCAGTTCATCACTGGACCTGAAGCCTGTGCTTCTGACGGCAGTGGCTACGATCCATTCCACAAGAATGGTCGCCACATTGCTGAAATGTCTGGTGCAGCCAAGCCTGGAGCCAACCGCTCCGCAGGTCTGATGATTCTGTTCAAGCGTTGTCAGTTGGGTACACTGACCACCGTGACCTGTTCATAAGACTAACTATTAACGGGTGGGGGCTTCGGCCCCCGCCCTCTTTGAATTTATGGCAATCCCCAGCAGACTCTACGGAGATAACTTAGTAACCACCGCTGACAACGAATCCGTCATGCAGCGCAAGATGGCTCTGAACCAAGAGCAGTCTATGGGCAAGTACGGGTTTGATTACTACAACGACACCAGCGCACACGCTGGTCCGTTTTGTGCCATCCAAGCTTGCGAGGCAACGATCGTTGCATCCATGAGCGGACAGGACATCAGCATCACAAACATGACTTTAGCTGCTGGGCAGCTTTTGATGGGGCAGATTGATTCTGTGACCCTGACTAGTGGATCCATCGTTGCGTATAACTCAAGCAACTGATGAACACTCTTCAACTAATACTCCCTTCCGAGGCACCTAACTTGGAGGGTAACCCAGAGCCAGGTGACGATGAGTTCTTGGTCACCGACCTCGGGGAGTATTTGGTTGATTCTGAAGGCAACCTATTGATACAAATTGACTAGACGACATGGCCACAAGAAGGATTAAAGAAATCACCAACACAGCGACTACGTTCGCTAGTGACGACTTCATTGCATTAGACGGGACCAGCCAAGGTACTCGTAAAATGGACAAGGACGATCTGATCTCACAGGTCAGTGCAGGAGTCAGTGGTGACTACCTAGAAGAGGCCAATAATTTGTCCGATGTAGCTAGTGTAGACACCTCCAAGCTGAACTTGGAAGTGCCAGACGTAGGCACTGCACCAAACGAGGTTCCGATGTCAGGCCAGCTTGGAACGATGGCGTTTCAGGACTCAGCAGGTGTTTCGGTGGGGCAGCTTGAGGCTGATGGCAAAACCACACTGACCAACGACCAAGACAATGCTTTGGTGGTCGAGACGACCGACAAAAACCCAATGTATGTCAATGTCCTTGGGTCTGCTCCTAACTACCTGTTTGATGTTCGTGACGATGGCACCAGTAAGTTCCGCGTGGACGGGTCTGGAAGGGTCGGCATCGGAGGCTCGCCCACGTATGAGCTGGACGTGCAAGCCGCCAATGCGCGAATCGCAGCCACCAGTAGCGCCGGAGTGGTCAATCACTTACAAGCCGATAGCACGGGTGCGTGGGTTGGACCGTTGAGCAACCACAACCTGTATTTAAAGACCAACAACACCACCCGTGCCACCATCGACTCACAGGGCCGAGTCGCCATCGGGTCAGACTCGCCGGGTAGTTACAACAGTAAGGCTGACAATTTGGTCGTAGGCGCTGAAAGTGGCGACAACGGCATTACAATTCTTACGGGAACAGGGAACGATGGTTCGCTTTATTTCGCCGACAGCACCGGTGGGAACAATCGAGGAATTGTCGCTTACAATCATGTGGCCGATAATTTGCAGCTAGGTGCTGGCGGTGGAATACGCGCCAAAATTTGGGATGGCGGTGACCTCGAAGTATTGCAGGGCAGTCTAAAAATTGGCACATCCGGCAAGGGCATTGATTTCAGCTCAGGGTCTACCCTCGATGCGTATGAGGAAGGTCTCTACACAGCTACTTTGACACCCAGCACCAGCGGAACGATTACAGTAGACAGCGGCACTAACACGCTGGCTTATGTCAAAGTTGGCAACTTGGTTACCGTCACCGGCAAACTAGCAGTCAGCGCAGTTAGCTCGCCAGTGGGTTCTTATGTTCAGCTGAATTTACCGTTCGCAGTTGGAGGGTCAAACCAACACCGCACTGCTGGAACGGTTCTCATTTCAGCGGCAGCAAGCAACCTAAACACCTACGGAGCTTTTGTGGCTAACGGAGGCAGTATTGCCTACATATGCTCAACGGATGCTACCAGCCTATCCAGCGGAACAACTGCTGCCGATTTTAGTGGCAACGAGGAATTGCACATCAATATCAGCTACATTGCCGCCTAAACAATTTACCCCAATCGGATGATTGGGACGGACCACAAACTAAAATCATTATGGCAATTACCAAAGAAACCTCAGTCGATAAAATTGAAATTGTCGGCTGGAACATACAGTGCCGCGAGGCAACGCAATTCGTCGAAGATGGGCAACCCGTTTCGGGTAAATCGTTTCATCGCTACGTCCTCGACCCAGATTCCGATTTGACGGACCAACCCCAGCGTGTGGTTGATGTCGCGAACGGTGCGTGGGATGCAGACACCAGAGCGGCTTACGAGGCTCACAAAGCTGAACAAGCTGCTGCTGAAGAAGCAGCAACTGATGGAGCATCAGACGCTCCCGCTGACGAAACCCCAACTGAATAAATTTACCAATGACTACCAACTGGAAAATCGAACAACTCGAACGACAGCTCGCCGACGGTGGAGTGATCGTAGCTCACTATCGCGTGTTTGCCTCCGAGGGTGATGAGACCGTCTCTGCCTATGGCTCACAGCAGCTAGTCCCTGACCCACAGTCGCCTGACTTTGTGCCGTTTGAAAACCTCACGGAAGACATCGTTGTTGCTTGGGTCAAGGAAGCACTGACCGACGTCAAAGTTGCACAAATCGAAGGACAGCTTGCCCAGGTGCTTGACTCAAAGCTGAACCCTACCACTGCGGTGGGTAAGCCATGGGAAGCAGCAGAGCCAGAGCCTGAAGTTGAGACTAATGATGCCTAAAAAGGGGAGTAAAAAGGGTGGCAAACGAGGCTACTGATGCACTCCGATTCTTGTGCATCGGGGCTATCGGTTGGACGGTGTCCTGGGCAGATGGAATGGAAGGTTGGGCGAGGCTAGGAATAGCACTCGCCACTGCTGGCTACATGATGGGCAAGTGTGTGGTCGTCTGGACCAAAATTATCAAAGGAGAAAAGCACAATGAAGAAAGCGATTGAAATTGCAGCCCTGATGTCCGTTGCCTGGCTCTTGTCAGGTTGTCAGATGCCAGAGGCGATTGGCAACGCACTCTACGACCCTGTAACCAGCACCAACACCATCACAACTCCTGAGGGAGTGCAGATGGAAGTGGTAAGCACTAACGGTTGGGTTCTCAGGCCTATAGTCTCCAGCGGAGTTCAGGTTGCTGGTGATGTCGCACCCTTCCCTTGGTCTGGCGCAGCAGCAACAGCCCTCCTGGGCCTCTTAACAGCAGGGGCCCACTGGCGTTCCAGGAGGTGGAAGGAGGCTGCCAAGTCAGGAATTTTAACAGCTCAGAGGTTCAAGCAGGAACTCTCTAAGCTAGACCCAAACAAGGCTCAATCAATTAAGAATGATGCCAAGACCCAACAGAAACTGGCCAACACTGAGAAGCTGGTTCAGGCGATACTAAACGAGTTGAGTCGATGATAATTTATGGAGAAAAGGTGTGTGATTCGTGGGGTGGTCGATGGCTATTCAAGCTATTCGTTACACTGTTTTAGGGTTGTTGAAGGAATGACCAAACTGGGCAGAGAGGTTGCTCTCTTCCCGGTTACGATGGAGCAAGGCAAGGCACCCATACCCAGGGTGGTCTACGAGAGCCTGGTGAACAAACACCAGCAGGAGGACTGGGAGATGATAATTCATTGCCCAACCCTTAGGCCGACAGGGAACAAGCGCATCGTTTACAATACGATGTGGGAGTCTACCAAGCTTCACAAAGAGGCAGTCATTAACCTGAACCAATCTGACCTGATTGTGGCACCCAGCAATTGGAACATAGGTTGCTGGAACGCCCAGGGTGTTAAGCGGCCAATGGTGAAGGTGCCCCTGGGCATTGACACTTCTGTGTTCCACTACAGGCCCCCTAAAAAGAAGGACGTGTTCCTTTTCGGGACTGCTGGTAGGACAGCAGCAGGAGGCTGCCGAAAGGGCTTCAGAGACGTCCTGGAGGCCTGGAGGAAGGCGTTTCCAAAACGCATTAAGGACGTCAGGTTGTTGGTTAAGATGCACCCTGATGACCCTGACCTGGACATCGATGATGAACGTGTCCTGGTTAAGAAGGAGTTTTGGACAAGGGCTCAACTGGCTTCCTGGTATGCAGGGCTAGACTGCCTGGTCTCAGCCTCCTATGGTGAGGGCTGGGGGCTGCATCAGCAGGAGGCAGCAGCAACGGGGAGAAGTGTGATATGCGTCCCTTTCGGGGGCATAAGTGAGTGGTTCAATGAGGAGATTGGTTACCCAGTCGACTACGTCTTAACCAAGGCAGGAGACCACTACGACAACGGAGGACTTTGGGCAAAACCCAAGCTCAGTTCCTTGGTTGATAGGATGCGTGAGGTTTACCAAACCAGGAGGTGCGAGAAAGCGTTGAGAGCCAGTGAGAGGGCAATGTCCTTCTCCTGGGACAACAGCAACAAAATGCTCAACCAAGCCCTGGTGAACGCAGGCATCTTTAAATGAGGCAGCATAGAAATTACTCCATCAACGACGACGTCCCCCAGACGGACGGTGATAATGGGTTTATTGGGGTGGACATGCGGACCAGTCCTCACCTCCTCAGGCCTGGCTTCGTTTCTGATGCCAGGAACGCACGTTTCCGATTCGGTGTAGCAGAGCCCAGGAAGGGCACTATGCCTGTCGGCTGGACTGACATCAGGGACCAGTGGGAGTGGCCAATCAATTGGGACCAGGGAGACATTAATTTCCAGGGAATTGTCAGAGGCAACTTTGGCAAGGTCTTTGGGGTAGGAGTCTGGAACGACCCCAACGGTGTCGACTGGGTCTTGGTCGCATCATCCATCGACAACACCACCATCACAATTTACCGACTGCGCCCAGGCAACAATGCCGTGCCAGTCAAATGCTCTGTCCCTCTGACAGTGCCTTCAACACTCTACCAAGACACTAACACCGAAGACCTGTATTGGTTTACGCAGGCCTTCGACAAGTGCATTCTCTCCAGGGGCAACGAAAACAGTCACCTGGTTTTGACTAATTTTGAAGAAGGCTTCATTGAGGCACCAGCGGCGTCAGGGGCAGGGGGGACGGAAAACATACCAAACAGCAAATCTACCCTCTTTTTCGGAAACCGTTTGCTCGTTCCTCACACACCTGCTGTGGGTTATAAGGCTGACCATGTCGCAGTCTCAGACCTACTTGACTATACGTCGTATGACCCTGTCTACGCTTCGTTCAAAATCAACCAGGGTGACTCGGACGACATCCAAAGGCTCTTCAAATTCAACGACTCAACGGTTGTCGTATTTAAAGAGACCAGCATCTACGCAGTCTCAAACCTGGTAGGTGACTGGAACGCAAACGCAGTTCTTGACCAGGTCACTACTGAGTTTGGTTTGGTGGGGCCCAGGTCGGTTGCCAACACTGGAAGTGACTTATGGTTCCTTAGCCCCAGGGGAGTCACATCTTTGAGGCAAACAGAGCAGAACAAACTGCAAGGAGTCTCAGAGCCCGCCAGCACACCGATACAACCAGTCATCGACCGTATTGACATGTCGGTTGCCAAGGAGACTGCGTGTGCTGCCTACTGGCAAAACAAATATTACTTGAGCGTCCCCCTCGATGGCTCGCAGCAGAACAATGCGGTGTTGGTTTACGACTTTCTCAACAAAGCCTGGGCAGGCTACGACGAAGGTGATGCCATCAAAATTAAGTATTTCTTTGTGGCAGACTTCCAGGGCACTGAGAGCCTTTACTACGTCGACTACACAGGTGTCGTCGGTCTCTACGAGTATGGTGAGACCGAGATGATTAAGCAGGAGCAGAACGGTTACTCCTGTGACGTCCTCCTGACAGGTCAGCCAGAAATTGGAAACAAGGTTCAAGTCAACGGTGGAACAGAGGTTTACGGCACCAGGCAGAACCCACTGGTCGAGAGCGATGGAGACAACATAACTGATGGAACCAACTTTATTGCTGAAGACCCTCTAACTGGAATCACTGATTCTGACGGTGTCTGGAACATGGGCGACGTTGAACTAGACCCATGCATGGAGGCTGCCGACAATCTTTACACGGGTTACTCAGACGGAAGCTGGACTCATAGCACTGACTCTGTGAACGCACTTGATTGCGGTGTCAGGTTCATTAACTCGACCCCAATGCTCATCAAGGCAGATGACCCATACGTGACTGTTATCTGTTCTGAGAAGGTCATGGTTAAGGACAGTGAAATTCAGTTCATGGTCACAACCAGGGGTTATGGCTTTGAGTCAGGCAACCGCCGACGAATGCAGGACGCTCAAGTATTTGTCTCTACCTGGGACCCTAAGTATCGAGTGACTGCCATCATGGATGGTGTCAGCGAGGAATCTGTCCTCCTGGACGACACCTCTTACACTTTCCCAGACCGAACCAAATACATGACGTTTGCCGTAGAGGACTGGGACATCAGCAACACAACTGATGACCATGAACGCCAGGGCAGGGAGGACTACTCAGTCATCTTGGACGCTACTGAGCCAAACGGAGGGACCGTCCTTGGCTCAACAGGAACAGTCCTAGACCTCCATCAGTATTACACCCACAAACTGCGAGTTGACCAACGGGGCTCTTACTTCCAAATCAAGTTTGAAGGCCTGGAAGGACGCATAAGAATTCATTCTATAACTACAGGCACCATCGGCGGCCAACGCCGAGAGGGCCGACACGCCATGCTTTGATATGCCAGATTCTACAAAGAACTTCTCAGTAGACACGGTGAACGCCCCGGTGGGCAACACCACTGTAACCAGGACAGAGTTTATCGACTCCCTGGAACACTTGAATTATGCCAGTGGAAACATGCGTTCCATCGATGAACTGAGCGGGACAGCAGGCTTTGTTCAGCTCGACGGTTCTGGTGGCGCAACCATCAAGAGGTTCCTGTCATCGTCAGGACTTGGCTGGACAAACTTTGATGGCGAAGGTGGCAACCCAACCATCAGGCTTGCAAACCCGGTCACGTTCCTACAGAGCCTCCTGAGCGTTGAGACCAACACCATCACCAACGACTACGTCGTTTCTATTTTCAACGGTTCTGGTGGGACATTCACCATGCCAGAACCTACTGTTGGTGTTTGCGGTCTGAAAATCTGCATTAACAAGTCTAACTCAAACATGAACGTGTCCATCACTAGCACTCACTGGGAAGACTACCCGTTCGATCAGTCACTCACTTTGTCCTCTGGTAACTTCGCAATATTCGTCCATGACACCAGCAGCAAGTGGTATATTCCATCGGCTGAAGGCAGCACATTAACATAAAGATATGGCTATCACATTCGACGTTCAACCTGGCTACCAGTTCAGTGCCAGTGAAAGAGTCACTTACTCCAAGCTCAACCTGCTTGGAACCCCTGGCATCACCCTAGATGGCTTGGTTGATTCATCTGAGATAACAGACGGTGCTGTAACCACCCAGAAGTTGGCCTCAAGCATCGACATCAACTCCAAAATTGATGACCACAACCTAGCCTTGTCAAAGCTTACCCAGGGAACACACGGTCAGATTCTTTATTACGATGCCAACAGTGACTTAGTGACGCTTCCCCCTGGGACGGATGGTTATTTCCTCAGGACTAAGGGTGAAGGGGCAGACCCTGAGTGGGCTTCTCAGACTGGCCTCGGTTCAGTGCCATACACAGACATTACCACAAATGGTAATGACAAATATTTAACCACTGACAGCTCTGGCAACATTGAGTGGATAGATAAGCCTGTCACGATTTCTCAGCACACGTTTTACACGTCGAACAACGCTGAACACATAAGGGCAAACGATGGTTATGAGGAAGTTAGCATTGTCGATGGAACTGGTGCCGCCTATTCACCTGAACACCTCAGAGTAACCCTGTATTGCGAGACGAGCGATGCTGCAACTGGGTATGCTGCTGGAGATGAGCTGGAACTCGGTCACAACTTTTGGTCAGCATATAACCAAAACCGAAATGCTGTGCTGGTTATTTACGACGCTTCCGCTCAGAAAGTCAGAATTCAGTATCAATACAATGTAATTGCAGACAGGGGTTCTGGTCTGCGTATACAGGGTAAAAGCTCAGGCCAACAAGTCGAAGCAACCAGTGCTGTTCTGGCAAACTTTAAGTTCAAGGTTCGAGCCTGGAAATCAGGTTTTGCTTCCTCTGGAACCAACGCAGGCCCATTAACCAGCGACCCTGGTTACTACTTCTCAGGCCTGTCTTCAGGGTCTGCTGGTGACTACATTTTTGCAACCACAGCAGCAGACAGGCAGGTGGTTTTTAATCACGGTCTAGGCAGTGTCCCTAAGCTCGTCCGATCAGTGTTTGTTGCCACAAGCGATATTAGCGAGCTGGGCCTTGTATCAGGCCAAGAAATTGACACGTCTAACCTCATAGGAAGTTTCGGTAGCAGTGAATGGCACCTGGTCCAAACCGTTTCTACCACGTCTCAGGTTAGGCTAAATGTGCAGTTGGGCCATGTAGGCCAAGTTCCAAGCCCTGTTTGGCTAGGGAACAATTCAACGAATAAGCTTACCGCGTTCACTAATGGTATTAACAGTGGGGTGCTTAGTGGCCTAAAGTTCAAGCTCTACGCTTGGAAGTGATGCAATTTGACACCTCCATAAAGCCCGACTTCCTGCGCCTGACAAATAACAACGAACAGGCCTGGGACTTTGTGGAGCTGTTTGCCAAATGGTCGCACCAGATTGATGACATTGTTGATGGGGACAAAGACATCTCAGATGAAGAGATTGTTGAAATGCAATTAGCCTGGATGATGGCTGTGTCGGGGAACCCTTTCTACCAAGCCAACCGGGCCTTCCTGATGCCCCTCCTCATCATGTCCAGTAATGCATGGCTGGACGCTAACAAATGGGAAAAGAGTGAGAACAAAGTGCAACAGTGTCACTCAGACGTTCTCAAGAGCCAGTATCACGAAGTCATCTTTGCCTGCGTCTACCTGTGCGGTGGATGGAAATCATTGAGAGAATTTACTTCCCTACACAGGGAATATCAAAAGGACAATTATTATGGGAATGTATTCACCTGACCCACCTAAACCTCGCAACTATGCAGAGGAGACAAGGGACACTCAACAAGCGCAGATTGACCTGGCACCAGACAAGTTTGCAGCAGAGGCCTCTGACGAATTTGGCAGACCTGCTTACGCACAGCTAGACCTCCGAGTCTTGCGAGAGGTCATGATGGGCAAGGACGGTCAGCCTGGGCTCCTTGAGCTTTATGAGCAAGACGTCATGCCAAGGCTAGGCCAAGCTGAAGCCAATGCAAGACGAGTGGCCAGGGAGGCTGACATTCAAGACGTCGAGGACTTGGGCGTCAGAGCTACTGAAGCATTCAGGGCCGCTAACCCAGAACAGGCTGCACTGATGAGTGAGCTAAACCGCCAGGCCATGACTGACCTCGAGGCAGGCGCAAGCTTGCCGCCCGATCTGGCTCGAGAGATGGAGCAACAGGTCAGGTCTGCCCAGGCATCAAGAGGTATGGGTTTTGGTATGGCTGACGTAGGCCAAGAGGCATTGGTCAAAGGACTGCAAGCAGAGCAGCTTCAGAGGCGACGTCAGGCATTTGCCCAACAGATTGCTGGCATGAATGCGGCGACCGCACAAGACCCTTTCATGGCCATCCTCGGACGTCCTGGGTTAACCGCCGGTCAGGCAGGCATGATTGCTGGGCAGGGCCAAAGTTTTAACCCTGGAAACGTGTTCAACCCAGAGTCTGCATACGCAGGCAGCCTGTTTGCTAACAACTATGCAGGGGAACTGAATGCGAACATTGCAGCAGCAAATAACCGCACTGCCCTCGCAGGGGCAGCTCTGGGTGCGGCTGGTCAAACAGCAGGGGCAGCAGGTGAAGCCGGTGGCTTTGCAGCACTGTTTGGTTGTTGGGTTGCCAGGGAAGTCTACGGAAACGACAACCCCAGGTGGATGATGTTTAGAAGATGGCTCTTCAACATTGGCCCGGCGTGGTTCAAGAAGCTTTACATGAAGCATGGCGAACGGTTTGCCCAATGGCTTTCCAAGAATGAGTGGTTGAAGCCAGCCATCAGGAAGTTCATGGACAGCAAGATTAACTCTCTCCAGTCAGCATAAAATGTCATTTTCACAACAAAGCTACACAGGACAAGGCATCGTTCAGCCTTACATGGTCGACCGATCTGGCGAAAACCTCGCCAGGGGCATCGAGAAGTTTGGCGAAGGCATAGGCAGAGCAATTAAGGCCCGAGGCAGGAGCAAGAAGCTTAGGTCTCAGTTAAAGGAGTTTGCTGAAGATTACAAGCCAGACAACTTTGAAGGGACAGACGGTGAGTGGGTAAAACAATTCACCAGCAGCCTTGACGACATGGGGCTCCCAGAGCTTGAGGGAATGTCCGAGAACCTGTTGTTTAAGAAGTCGCTTCAGTTGTATGACGCCAAAATCAAGCAGGCAGAACTGGGGAATCAGGTCACCCAAAGAGGTATAAGTCAGGGCATTGCTCAAGATGCTTTTGACGTCAATTTATTAAGCGGACAACCAGCCCATCAAGCAGCACTCAATGCATTTCAATCAACCAACGCAGTCCCCCCAGGTGCGGCCAAAGTTGCTATGGACAGGAAGCAAGCCACTGCATTTGCCCAGGGTGTTGACCGAGACTTCCCTGCTGGGGCAGACATGGCAACCATGCAAGCTATCGTTGAAGCGAAGAGGAATGAGCAAAAAGATGCCTTGGCTCAGTCCAGCTATGAGAGCATGGACGCTTACAGGAAAAAGAACATGGAATACCTGGACGCTCAGTCAAAAGCATTAACCAACAAGCACCAACTTGAAGTTCAGGCAGCAGCACAAAGGGGAGGTTTAACTGAAGAGCAGGCCAAGCAGTCCATGGACCTGTTCAAAAGCTTAAACGCTTCTGAGCCGGTTAAGACTTTCAAGCAACTTCAGTCTCAATATAGCAACCTGGAGAACGTAGTCTTTAATTCTGACAAGCTTGAAGGTGCTGGTGATATTGCTGCTGTGTTTACGTTCATGAAGTCTCTCGACCCTCAGTCAGTTGTTAGGGAGGGTGAGTTCAAAGCGGCAGCAGGAGCAGGTGGGCTCATGCAGGCTTTCGTTAACCAGGCAAACAAAGCGATTACGGGTGAGTTCTTAACTGATGACACTAGGTTCAAATTACTCCAGACAGCAAGGGAGGCAGCAAAGTCATACGTTGACTCGGCCAACATGGAGAGGTCAAGGACCGTTGAATACGGTAAAGGGTTTGGGCTTCCTGATAAGTATTCAGGCGGCCCTGAGTTTTCCCTCCAAGCAACTAGCGTCTTTACTTCATTACAGGAAGCAAGAGAGGCGAGAGATAAAGGGGAAGTGAAGCCAGATCAAACGGTTCGCATCATGACGAATGGCAAGCTCAAGGAGTATAGGTTAGGCAAACCAAATTGATGACATGGCAAGTCAGGAGTTAGACTTCATTCCAACAAGCGCAGAGCAAAGTCCTCAGAAAGACCTTGGGGACTTTGATTTTATTCCCACTGACCCGAGCGAAGCTCAAGCCTCTGATTACTCTGGCTTGGACTTTGTAGCTAGCGACTCAGCCTCCAGGCTAGATGACCTGACGTTTGTCCCTGGTGACACCGATCAGGCCTATGAGCAATGGAAGGAATGGTTAGAGACCCAGGAGAAGCAAAGCTTCGGCATGGACGATGCTATCGAAATTGGCAAGACCATGTTTGGGGAACTCTACGACGGAGGCAAAGCATTTGCCGCCAACCTGGCTGAAGGAGAGTTTCAGAAGATAGTTAATTCCATTGGAGAAGGTGCCCTCAGAGGCACGGCAGACTTGGGTATTCTTTATCAGAAAGGTGTAGACAGGCTTACCAGGGACGAAGCCATGACCCGAGAGCGTTTCAGGGGTTGGAGAGAAATCAGGAAACTGGAAGCCATGCGGGAGAAAGCTCGCCTGGGTGAAGAAGACCTGATTGACCACCTGGCAGGCTACGGAGTCTTAGAAGGCCTACAAACTGACGACGTTGATGTTGACCCAGCCCTGGCCGAGGGTGCCAGCTACGTTACCGACATTGGAACAGTGGTCGGTGGTGCTACCTCTGGCTTAGTCAGGAAAGGTGTTGGCAAGCAGATAGCCCGACTGGAGGGCAAAGCCCTTAGGGGTGCTGGCAAGATGGTTGGCAAAGCTGGTGAAGTCTTTGGAAGAAGGTTTGACTCAATTGCAGACAACCTCGCAGAACGGTTTCCCAATGCTGCTGACCAGTATAGGCAACTCAAAAATGTAGCCACCATTGCTGGAGCCTCCAGGAACATTCCTGGTTCAGTGGGTGGCAGAATTGCATTAGAAGCTGCCGAAAGAATTGGCCCTGCCGGGTCAGTTCTTACCAAGTCCATCGACGAACTGCCAGAGTTCCCAACCAACATGGGCCCCCTGGAGAGAAACTCCAAGAACATGGCCCTGCCTGAAGGCGTAAGAAAAGCAGCAGGCAGAGCAAGCCGAATGGGGGGCGATGCGGCACTTAGTTTAGCCAAAGACGTTGGTCGCAGTGCGGCCTACGGTTCTGCTGCTGGCGCAGCCCTGGGAGGCTTTGCAGAAGGCACCGAGGGTGCTAAGGCTGGAGCCCTGGCCGCAGGCCTCACAGGTGGGCTGGGCGGCCTTGGTGGACGTGCTATAGACACCATCACAGGCCAACGAGATGCAGCCAAAATGCAGGGCAGCATCAATGACTTTGTTAGCAGGCACCAAGGCGACCAAGAAGCCCTGGCCATGCTTGTTGACATGTCCAACCTGGAGGTGGTCGACAAAGCCTCTGGCAACCTCCGAGCCTCGTCCAGGAAAGCCCTAGAGAACCTGGCTACTGCATCTGAGATGCTTCGAGGCAGGGTGGACATCAAGGTCTTGTCGGGCGAAGAGTTTGCCAAGATAACAAAGGGCAGAGGTGTTGACGGTTTTTACGACTCTCAAAGCAAAGAGATAGTAGTCAATGCAGACTCCAAGAACCCTGGGGACACCGTTCTGCATGAGGTCGGTGAAGCCATGTGGGACAGTGGCCTGGTAGACACCAGGACTGTTCGCAACCAGGTTGCTAGGGAATACAACCTCGATGAGCTGAAGAAGTCATACGCAGAGCAGATGCTCAAAGCCGAGAAGCGAGGAAAGCCGACCGACGATGAGATAACTCAGCGAGTTAGAGAACTCGATAGACAGTTTCTAAATGACGGAGACCAGGACTGGGTTGTCAGGGAAATGTTTGCTGAGAACTTCATGTCGGTCTCTACTGGCCAGGGCCTTCACAATTACGTCAGGAACAACTCTAAGCTAGGCAAACTCAAGGTTGCCGTTCAGAGGGCAGCAGCACCGTTAGGACAAACCGTTGGCACAGGTTTGACTCAAGCCTGGACTGAAGCCAAAGGGACTGCCCTTTCAATGCTGGACGTCATGAAGGGTGGCGAGGGCATGGACGGTCTTGGCTTTCTTAAAAAACCCAAAGATGGTGCCGACAACATTTTCAACATCGACATTGACCCTAAGTCTGATCTGTCGAAGTCCTATAAAAAGTATGCTCAAAACCTAAACCGCCAATACCAGGCACTTGAGCAGGGAAAAGAGAAAACCACCAAGCTCAACAAAGACTCCACTGATGACGGAGTCAACTGGGACGGTGTTGGCAAAGAGTATTTTGATGATGTCCCCGACACTCCCCCAAGCAAGGGCAAGGGACCTCAAGACTCCGACAGTGGCTCAAAGGGTGGAGGCAAGAAGGGCACCAGGAAGAAAGCCAAAAACAAGAAGGAACTGAAGAAGAGGGCCCGGCAAAGGAGGAAAGAAGTTAAGCAGGCTCTGGAGCCAGAGTTGACCGAGTCATCTGTTTCAGAGGTTACTCTAAAGCCCAAATACGACGACGCAGGAAACATCAAGAAAGGCTTGAACGAATACCGAGGCAAGTTTCTTCAGTCTAAGTATTCTGATGCCCCAATGATGGAGAACTTCAGGGGCACCATTGACGAGGTCAACCAGGCCATTGCTGACGGCAGACCAATTCGTTCCTACTACTTTGGCATTGGAACCAGGTCTTTAGGAGATGACACCTGGATGAATTCTCTAACCAGAAACAGTGGGGACATTCCTGCAACCGAGGTCGACTACATTCCTCATGAGTGGTTCATCACTAACAACGGGAACGTCAATGTTAGAGTCATCGACCTAAACTACGTTAGAGGCAGGGTCAATGCCTGGAGAGACACCAAGAAGCTGGAGCCCTGGAACAACGACGTTGATGCCTTCCTGGAAGACGCCAAGAAATACCTAGACAATCACCGCAACAACATCTCAGGTGAAAAAGGGCTGACAACAAAGCAGCACAACATCATCAATGCTCTGTTCCAGGCGAACAACAAAACTATCAACCCACTCTACTCTGCCTGGGACAAGAACAGTGGGAACCGAATTTACAAGAACCTCCGCATTGAGCGCATAGCCTCCCTGAGAGACACCAGTGCCAACGGGACACCGTTTGGCATGGGCCCATTTGACCACCTCAAGGCCAAGCAGATGTTCAGCCCTACCAGGGCACCAGAGGCACCAGAAAGACAGCTTGATGACCTGGGCATGTTCTCCAAGGCCCAGGAGGCCATCGAGGGAATGCAGCAGAAGAAGGGCACCGCTCAACAGTTCCTGAAAGCCATGGACAAGGCTGGGGTCAAGAAGGAGGAACTCGAGGACATTGGCCTGGACACATTCCTGAAAGACAACCCAACCACCACCAAAGAAGATGTCTTGAACTTCATCAAGGCTAACCAGATTGAGATGGTGGAGGTGACGGAGGTGTCACCCAAATCTGGTTACACAATTACAGACAGCCAAGGAGGGAACATGTTTGATGACACTGTTTACCCCACCTTTGAAGAAGCGGAAACTGCGCTAAACCAACAATTCGACTTGGTGATGCGCGATGAAGATGGCTATCAGATTTTATCGGCTGCCGACCTGCCTCCAGAAACTCTTGAGGGTTACGGTATAAAAGAAGGTAGCTTTGTAATCACGAAAGTTGATGAACCAGATGAGTTGGTTCTTCCTTATGCCCCAGGGTATAACGACTTCACTACCGAGCAGGGGGCGCGAGATGCTCTGGTTGATATGTTGTCGAAGGAGTTCAAGAGTAGATTTGCAATTAGTCACGAAGCCGACCCTGAAGGGTCTGCCACCAAATTTTCTGAATACACAGAACCGGGGGCAGAGCCAGGGACATACACCGAGAGGTTGCTGACGCTTCCAGACCCTGAGAGCAAGCTTCAAGCTCGATACGATGAGCTGACAGAAATATTTAACAGGAGGAACCCCACCTCAGAAGAAAGTGCCGAATACACTGAGCTTGAAAGGAGGCTTGCCACTGAAGAATTTGACTCTCGCTTTGGCCCTTACACCTCTTCCCACTTCGACCAAGAAAACATCATCGCTCACGTTCGCCACAACGACCGAATAGGACCAGACGGTGAGAAGATTCTGTTCCTGGAGGAAATTCAGTCTGACTGGCATCAGGAGGGGAGAGAGAGTGGTTACACTAGGCCATCGTTTAAAACCAGAAACACCAGGACTGGAAATTTCGGGCCATCGTTTGACACCAGGCTGGAGGCAGAGCGATACGCTGCAAACGTAGAGAGGCTTGGCCAGGAAGTTCAGGTAATAGAAGGAAGTGCTGGCAGAACCCCCAACGCCCCCTTCAAGAAGTCCTGGCCTGAGTTCTCGATGAAGCGAATGCTCAAGCTTGCTGCTGACGAGGGCTACGATGCTATCGCTTGGACAACTGGTGAAACGCAGAACGCCAGGTATGACCTCGGTAACAAGATAAATGGAATGGAGGTCATTGAATACGATGATGGCACCTATGAATTAATGGTTCGAGTTCCTGGGGAAGACGTCTTCAGGGGAGTTGACAACGGGATGACCAAAGAAAAGTTGCAGGACCACATTGGGAAAGAGATGACCAAACGTGCCCTCGACAATATGGAGGGTGAAGAAGGAATGAGGTCTGCCCTCCTGGAGGGAGACGACCTCCGTCTAGGTGGTAAGGGCATGAGAGGGTTCTACGATGAGATGCTCCCCAGATTGAAGCTCTGGAAGCAGACCAAGGACTCCAAGGGTAAACCGTTACAGGTTCAGCAAAAGACTCTCCAGGGAGACCTCAGGGCCAACTACGTGGCACTCAACGAGGACATTAACTCGAAGGTATCAGGGCAAGGTGTCCCCAGGTATAGCGTCAAACGAGGAGACCTCTGGAAGACACCAAAGAGCCAAGAATACACCTCTGCTGAGACCTCCATTAACCGCACCAAGACACCAGCCACGTTTGGCAGGGTCAAGTGGGAGAGGGGAACTATCAACGCAGACATTGGTGGTGGTAGGTTTGATAACGCTACCAACTTCTTGGCCAAGAAAGGCGTCAAAAATTACATCTTTGACCCATTCAACAGAAGCCAGGAACACAACGACCAGGTGACTAACACCATTGCGGACGGTGGAGCCGATACTGCTACGGTCAACAATGTTCTCAACGTCATCAAGGAACCCGGCAACAGGCACAAAGTCATTGCCCAGGCAGCCGACGCCATCAAGCTTGATGGAGAAGCATACTTCTTAATTTACGAAGGCAACAGGAGTGGGAAGGGCGGCCCCACAAAAGCAGGCTACCAAAACAACCTGAATGCCAAGTCCTACGTCAAAGAGATAAGCCGATACTTTGGCAACGTCACCCAGCGAGGGAACCTCCTGGTAGCAACTAAGCCCAAGAAAGCAGATGCCGACAACCTGCCAGGCTTCAACGTGAAGAGTGAGCCTGACATGCCCTTTGCGGACCTCATTCTCAGCGGACGTAAAACCATAGAGACAAGGGCTAAACCTACCTTAAACAGCCTCGTAGGGCGCAGAGTGAAGCTTATAGAGACTACAGGTAAGGGTTCAGGGAAAGTCAAAGGGGAGGTCACCGTTGGCGAACCTAAATTCTACAAGACCAAGGCCGAGTTTGACGCTGACATAGACAAGCACCTGGTGCAGGACAATTCAGAGTTTGCCTTTGGCCCGGGGGGCAAGTGGGGCTACCCCATGGAGGACCCTGTAATTTACCAAGAGCCCTATGAGACCAACACTGTCCTGGACAAGCCCAAGGGCAGGGTGCTTACCAAGAGCGTTCCAGGTAGGAGGTTCTCTCCGAGTAGAACTGACGACCAGGGCAGGCCCCTGGGTTTCCAAAAGTCTGACGACCCAAGGGCACTCGAAATAGAAATTACCGGCTACAAGAAAGTCGAAGAAGGTAAAAAAGATAAGCCCATTCATCAAGCCATTGACTACGGCATTCTTGATTCACCGTTCTTCCAGCAATGGGAGGGAGGCCCCAGAGGAAACGTCCAGGACTACGACCTGGACAACGTCCACTACGACGTCACTCAGAAAGCGAAGAGGCGCATCAAGGAACTGATTGACAATGGGGCGATTGAAGGTCTCTCCAACTTGTTTATTGAAGAATACAATCGGCTGATTCAATACCCAGGAGTCACAGACGGTATGGGGTGGTATTCCCGCATGAACAAGGCAATTAAGAAAGTCTTTGGTAAAGGTGCGGAGATGTTTACTCACCTTCTTGGGGCGACCAGCGCAAAGACACCAGTCGAGAATAACTTCATCTACGCAGCAGAGTTGATGAAGAGGTATCAGAAGGGTGACTTCAAAAGGCAGATTAAGAGCTACAACGAGATGTATCGTTTTCTGCAAGACGGCAAACTTTATGAGACCATGGTTAGGAGAAAAATAATTTCCAGAAGTGAGGCTGCCAAAATGACGCCTGCTGCCATGACCAAGCGTTGGATAGAGCATTACAACCTGACACCGGTCAGGGCTAACGGTAAGCAATATGGTCAGAACAGTCTTCCAGCATTGAAGGCCATGGCTGAGAAATGGCTGGTCGACAAGGTCACTCCCAAGACACCTCAGTTTGCAATGAACTTAGGAGGGGCGTCTCTTGAAGCAACCATTGACGTTTGGGCGGCCAGGCTCATGCGCCGACTTACTCATGAGCCCTTCAGTGAGAAGTGGAGAATTCAGCCAAAAAGTGAAGGGGCAGTAACCAACCAGGACTTTGCAGTTTCCCAAGTAGTTTTTCGACACACAGCAAGCAAGCTGGGGCTAAACCCAGATGACCTCCAGGCCATCGTGTGGTTTGGTGAGAAACATGTGTGGGACGAAAACGGTTGGACCGGAAACATAGGTGCCTTTAAGGCTTCCTTTGATGAGGCTTTCGATGTTTACTTCCCTGCTGGAAGACCAGCACGTCAGTTGTCTCATGCCGAGAATATTATTTCATTCTTGCAGAAAGAACGATTAATCAAGACGCACTTGGCTCAAGGGGAAATTGACAAACTTAAAAAAGACGTAAGAGACTATGACAAAGCCAGAAAGCTCACAGGTGTCCAAGCTTACATCAAACAGAACGGACGCAGAGATGCTGTTGAAAGCATCCCGCCTGATGTCGCAGCAGATGCGGGACTCGGAAACCGACGCAGTAATAGAGGAAGCGTTCCGAATGATAGAGGAGGAACGTCAGCAAGGTTCTCCCCAGTCCGACAACTAAACAACCGAGGTGGAGCCATCTACCGGGACGGTTACGGCTTCAGGGCAGTTCAGACATCCAGCAGAGCAGGGGTAAGAATTTACTCTGACAAGGGCAGGCGAGTGGGCCCTGTCTTCAACTCAGTAGAGAAAGCCCAGGACCACCTGGACAAACTCAGAAACAATTAATGGTTCCGCTCAAATAAACGGTGCGCCCACACAGCCGACGACTGCCAATGCGGTGTCGCGAGAAGAAATCGGCAACTGGGTGAGCGAACCACATCCAAACAAAAACCCTCCCCCCACTTTGCATCCAACAGCATGGGGAGAGGGTTTTGTCGCTATGAATCAAACGTATTTGTCGTCTGCCAAGTCAAGACAGTGCTGCGTTTTCGCAAACCCAGCTTGCTACCCCGATAACAACAGGTTACCGGACAAGCGAGGTAACTTTATGACTGGTGTTAGTCACCAGTCAACAGCAAAATGTGCATATGCTGAATTTGCTCTACCTGCCTTGTCACCAGTCCCTGGAGTTTGATGAGCTGAGACTTTTCTCGGACATCCCTGGAGTCAGAGTGATGTCCCCTGGGGCATACTGGAAGCCTGGCAAAGGCTGTAAGCTAAGACCAGGTCTTGGACTGGACGTTCCCAGGAAGTGGGCCTCGAGGTGGAACAACATGCCAGTGCCTGCTGGCAAGGACCACAAGTGTCACATCTCTAAGAAAGCTGTTGAGCCCTTCGATGTGATAGTGGTCATGCACCAATACAAGTTCATCGACAACAACCTGGACGTGTTCAAGGGCAAGCATGTCATCTGGAGAGACATCGGGCAGGCACCTCCCACTGACGAACTCAGGCACCTCAAACGCATGAAGGAAGCTGGGGTGAAGCTTGTCCGCTACTGGTCAGGCTTCCAGGCAAGGGAACACTACCAGGGACATGATGCCATCATTCCATTCGGCAAATACCAGGAAGACTTTCAGCCCTGGAACGGTAGCTTGCTCAAAGTGGCAGCCATCGCAAACAACTTCAGAACCAGGGCCAAAGGGTGCAGGAAGAAGTGCTGGGACATCGCAACCAGGAAGGTCAGCAGGCGACTCTACGGCAAGGGCAACTCAGGCATCGACGGCAACGCAGGTTGTCCACCATACCCTCAGTTGCTCGAGGCATTGGCCGATCACCGGGCCTACTGGTATGGGGGCACCAACCCGGCACCATACACCCTGGGACTGATGGAAGCGATGTTCACAGGCGTTCCGATATTCTCGGTTGGTAACCCTGGGTGGGAGACTGCGCTACCAGGACTGCTGAAGCCCTATCAACTTTGCAAGGACTCCGAGGAACTTGGTAACAAGCTCGAGGAAGCAATCAACAAAGACATCGACTGGCTCAAGCCAATATCAGAACACCAAGTGGAAACTGCCAGGAAGACGTTTGGTGCGGATGTCATCAGGAAGAAGTGGCAAGACTTCCTGTTCAGCTTGTAGCCCTGGCACCTTCGTAAAACTTGTTGCTATCGTCCAACGTCTCAGGGCAGAGGCTTTCAATAATTCTCCTCATGGCCTTGGGGTAGTCTGCGACCGTGGGGAAGTCAAACCCATCGAACTTACCGATCATCGGTATTAGTGAGAACACGATGCCAGCATCTTTGCAGAACTTTGCATACTGAGGTGCCAGCATGATTTGTGACGGGTGACCAACCAGATTCATGGCTACTGGGTAGCCCAGGGCTTTGAGGGCAAGAATTCGGCCCGAGTAAACCTCCCAGGAGAACTTGGGTTCTGTTGGATGCAGAGAACAGTTAATGCTTCTCCACTTCTCTGGAGGGGCAGCATGAACCACCTTCTTCCAAACGTCTGAGGACAGGTTGGTGGTCAGGCAAATTTCAAAACCCTTCGATGCCATGAAGGAAAATATTTTCTCAATGCCATCGTAGAACAATGGCTCTCCACCATTGGTGTGCAGCAGGCCTCCATCAAATTCATTGCAGGCAATGAACCGTTCAAATGCTTGGACCCACTGATCGGCAGTGGTCTTCCTGGTGTCCTTGGGCAGACCGCAGTAGTGACAGTTGTAGTTACACTTCCAGGAAGGGGCCCAGATGATGCTACAAGGCTTCTTCAGCCCGTTGTAAGCATTGCGGTCCTGGATGCCCTGGTTGTCGCTCTCAGCCCCATCTGAGATGACTTTCTTAGACGACCAGTGACGGTCGCATATCTGCTCGCACTTCTGGACAGGGCACCAGGAGTAGGCTTGGTTTGCGTGGACGTTACTATCAAAAATGTTCCCCAGGCTATGTTCCTTCTGAAGCACCAGGGTGTTGCATCGGTGGACGTCTCCCTCGCTGCCGATTGAGAACATGTCCATGCCTGCTGAACAGTAGAGTCCATCTTTCATCAATCAACTTTAGACAGGTGGCTAACACCTGTCCAGCGACTCACACACCCAGGAGGAGAGCGTCATGCCTTTGGCTCTGGCTTTCTTCATCCACTGCTCCTTCTGTTCTGGACGGCACCGCACTGCCACCGAACAGGTAGCAGGCTTGCCGGGTAGTTTGATTGCGTTTTGCGAGCCCTTGGGGGCACCTCTACCTCGTTTCTTCATGCTGCTTTCTTAGTTGTTGCAACAACTTTGCTTTGCTTCAGGGCCTCTTCTTCCTTGGCCGTCTTGGCTGCCAGGGTGGAGGTTGCTCTCAGTAGCTTGGCAAGCTCTTCCAGGCTCATTCCTTTGTAAGTTTTGCGAACAGTGGCAAGCAGGCTCTTGGCTGCCTTGTTCTCCTTGGGAGATGGCTTTCTGCTGAGAACCAGCTCTGGGTTTTCAACCAAGTCGATTTCTCTAAACACCCTGGACATAGTCTCAATGATGTATCGGTCGGTGTATTCAGTGTTGTCTTGCAGATACTGAGTCACCATACCTCTAACATTCAAGCGCAACTGCCGAGGGGTCATTGCCTTCTCTCCCCTGGGACGCACGTAGGGAAGGGCCCTGTAGACGATGCCTTTGAGGTTGGTCTTAGTTGTCCTGTAGTGCCTCTTGTAGACCTCGTTCCGGTCAAACGCTTGAGCCATGGCCTTGAGAGCAAGCTCTGTCTTCTGCTCCCTCCCGCCCCTTTTGCCATCGAGGGTTTCCTGAAGCTTGTCCCAAGCTTCCTGGGCCTGCTTCCCTAATTTGAATTTCTCTGTCTGGGTCTTGGTCATCGCTTTGTCTTTCTGAAGTGTTAGTCACAGTAGGCTTGAATTGCGTTCTAACAACAGAACAGGGCCGTAGCTTGAATTAACTTTCCAGCCTTGGATGCGTAACTGGTTGGACAGTTCTTCCTGAACTTTGCTAGACCCATACCCCAAAAGAAGTGGCTGTATGTTTTCGTCCTCAAACACCACTTGAAGCAAGCTGCCGTTTTCTTTGTATCGGTAACTGTGAACTCCTGAATACACGCTTTCATCCATGTATTTGATGTCATATTTCCAAATAAGGTATGTAAATATGTCTTCAACTTTTTCAACAACGGGGTCTTTAATTTGACTGTCTGATATTTTCATTGTTGTTCTTTCTTGTTGTTGCCAGTGGGTTCATTCCCGCCCGACACAAGTAATAAACACTATCGGTATTTAAATGTCAAACAATTAAATAAGTAAGTTAAAAAAAGTTTTTTAGACTGCAACCCAGAGGTCAAAAAATTCGGTAGACTCCTGCCGGGTAACCAGAGCCTTGTAATGTCGGTGAAGCATGACGGGGGAGTTGCCCAGGTGAAGGGCAGCGGACTCGGCTGACTGCAATCGGTTCAACCAATGTGAGGCTGCCGTATGCCTCATGCAGTTCCTGGGCCATCGGCTGAGACCAGCCTTGAGCCTGAGAGCCTCCATGCGTTTCCTGAGGTTTATCTGAGGCCTGATCAACTGGGTGTAGTGTCCATGGTGTTCAGGGATGTCCAGGACACGTCTGGTTTTTGTCTTGGCAGCCTGGGCACCGACCACCAGGTGGGTCGCAGTCACTTTCAGATGCTCCACCCTGGACGCTTCAGCAACTCGCAAACCCATGCACAAACAGAGCCAGAGGTGACCTAGTAAATCTGATGGACAGCTTTTGATTAACGAGGACACCTCGTCGTTGGTCAGGACCTCGATGTCTCCTTCAGGATAGGATGGCTTGCCTGGAATGTGGATGGGTTCCTTGATGAACCCTTGCTTGAGGCACCAGTTCAGAAACACCGAGACCTTCCTTCGAACAGTGTTTCCAGCCCTCATTGCATCGAGAGAGCGCCACCAACTTTTTGTGGTGACCTGGCAGAGGGGAAGCTCGGTGTCCATGTAGAGACCGAGTTTGTTAAGCACCCAGCCGAACTCTTTGCAGTATTGGGGGGACCTGCCCGAGTCTTTGATGTGCTTCAAAAATAATTTGAAACAAGTGTTGACTTGCTGGGGCGAAGCGAGATACAAACGACGCCATTCGGACCAAACCTGGGCAAGCGAGACTCCGTTCTCCCACATTGCCTGGACAACTTCACGGTCCTGGGTAGAGAGAATTAGGTCTGGTTCTACTGAGTTAAATTTGGTGGAGCCGAGGGGAGTCGAACCCCTGACCCCCACAATGCCATTGTGGTGCAATTCTTCCTCCTGGGTTATTGGGGTTGGTCAGTATTTGTCCATGGGGTGGTATAAAATAAGTCGAAAATTGTAATGGCCGAAAAAAAATCAGGTGCCTTAGAAAATATTTGTCACCCTTTTAAGACTTCTGTCGTATAGTAGGTGACAAACACCCAATTATGGAACTCACTTTTGAACAAACTGCGATGGCATCGAGGGCAGCAGCATTGCTTGAGATGGAAGTGAAAGACATGTTGAATGACTTGCTAAAATCTAACCTCGAGATGGCCGCCGACTGGGCGAAGACTTCAGGTCTTTCTCGAGAAGCCGAGTTAGACGATCAGTCTGAGTCTCCCCCTTTAGGAGGCAGTGACGTTTCCATCGAGTGAGCAGCTTATCTGGCAACCAGGCTGCAAGACACTTTTTACCCGGTGCGCGTTGACTTGGCATATTAGGTGTTTGACACCCTTTCGCCGGACTTGCAACAGAAATCAGCCTGACAAATTTTTTGAACTTTTTTGATAGAGGTGACTAACACCAGACTTGAGTTTCTTATGAAATACAAAGCACAACCAAAAATACTACCAAAGCAGGTTACCCACTGGGGTAGCAAGGACACGATGATGCCCACCCAATACGGCACGATAAGTCATGTTGCCTGGTGCCAGCTCGAGGCCAAGCGCATGAACTCAGCCAGTGCGTTAGGGTTGAGAAACTACGTAGCCGAGATTGACGGGCAATGCTGCATCAGTCGGTCAGAGCCCCACGTCATCGAATCGAAAGGGGCCAAGGTCCTGCTATGACCAACGCACGGCAGAAAGGGGCTAGGGGCGAAAGAGCCTGGGTAAAGAAGCTGGCTGAGTTTGGGTATGAGTCCAAGCGCACCGGGTTCCACCAGAGCCAGCAGGGCTGCGATAGCCCTGACGTGACCTGTGACGCACTGCCGATTCATTGGGAGGTGAAGAACTGCGAACGGGCCCTGATAAGGGACTGGCTCGCCCAGGCAATAGGTGACTCCAAAGTCTATGAGTTGCCAGTGGTCTCCTGGAAGGCAAACCACCAGCCCTGGGTCTCCTTTCTGAAGTCCGACGATTTACTACTGCTATTTCAGTGCTGCGATTTACAGCAACTCGAGGAGTTGTTGCAACAACGAGAAAACAACAACACATGAAAACAAAATGAAAAGTGTGAAACTAAGCATGACCCTGAACGTCGACCTGACAAAAGCCTCAGACGCATACACTGCCCTGGGCATGGTCGAAGGAATTGACATCGTCAATGTTGAGGTAGTTACCGAGCCCAAAGCGCAGGCTAAACCAGCACCGTCAACCGGTGGAGCAACCATGATTCAATCGTCATTTCTGTCGGAGAAAAAGCGACGCAGAAGAGCCAGGAGGACTCGATACGATTTCTCAGCAGACCCCAAGGCTGCCACCAAGCGTGGTCCGCATGGGCACCTGGTCCTAGACGCCGAGCGCACCATGAGAAACCTGGGTATCACCAAGGAATACCTGCTGGGTAAAAAGACCCGCCAAGGAACCCTTGAGCATTCACTGAAGATGTCTTTGTCAGCCAGCAAATTCTAACCACCAACAAACTACAAACAACAACATGAAACAACTACTACTAACAATCATCGTTGCAGTCCTGGTGGGCTGCGTGGAACCACAACAAGTCAAAGTGTCCAAGGACATCATCGTTGTGAAACAACAACCTAAGACGCACAAGTGCGTGGCTTCCTGGTATGGAGAGAAATACCGGGGACGTCTCACGGCCAATGGCGAAGTGTTTAGCCCTGATGAATACACGGCAGCTCATAAGACCTTGCCATTCGGAACTAGGCTTCTGGTCAAGAATGGGCCCAACAAAGTCATCGTCCGAGTCAACGACAGGGGCCCCTTCATTGAGGGACGTGAGCTGGACTTGGCCAGGGCAGCCTTCGAGGAACTGGCTCAGAAGGAGGCAGGTCTTATCACCGTCGACTACCAAATTCTGCAATGAGGTGACTAACACCATGGACGCATATCAATACATCTCCTACCGAGGACTCGATAAAGCCAATGCTTACGTCGACCAGGAGGACGTCATTAAACCCAAGCCAATGGAACCCATTAAAACAGACCCCATTCCTTACGTGTCGCATGAGGAAATCAGACGTGCGAGGAAGGCGAGAATGCAAAGACGCATTGCCAGGGGTTGGCTCCAGGGTGCCAAGAAACTTTCGGTCGAGGTGACCGAGAAACCGAGTGACCCACACTCAGAAAACAACAACAACAAAACAGAAAGGAACAACTAAATGGGACTAACAATAGGAATGAACGAAACCGCCAAGAAACGCACCATGGTGCCAGAGGGTAACCATGTGGCTCGATGCATCAGCATCATCGACTTGGGCACTGCTGACTCGGAGTGGCAGGGCACGGTTAAGAAACGAACTCGAGTGTTGCTGACATTTGAGTTCCCCGAACACACGGCAGTGTTCAAAGAGGAGGACGGGCCCCAGCCACTTGGCAGGAGCGTGACCTACACGGCAAGCCTCTCCCAGAAGGCTACCCTGAGGAACCATCTCCAGTCATGGAGAGGTCGCGCCTTTACGGCAGAGGAACTGGTGAAGTTCGATCTGGTGAACGTCCTGGGTCAGCCATGCCTGGCATCGGTCCAGCATGTCACCAATGACTCAGGCAAGACGACGGACAAAATCACTGGACTGTCTTCACTGCCTAAGGGCCTTGAGTGTCCAGAACCGAGTGTCACCCCTTGGTCTTACAACATCGAAGACCACCCTAAGAACTGGGACAAAGTTCCAGCATGGGCACGGGAAGACATCCTGGCCTCTGATACCTATCAGGCACAGGTGACTAACACCGAACCAACAAACCAGGAGGAGACCATTGTCGATGACGTTCCGTTCTGAGTTTCAGGAAGGTCTATTTAATGGCGTAGCTGAGTCGGTCTACCGGGCCGACTCAGCCCTCTCCACCAGTGACCTTAAAGGCATCGGTAACCCGTATGAGTTCCAGCAGAAAATGGCCGGGAAGTATTCTTCATTCGATACCACTTCAATGAGGACTGGGAGGCTCTACCACATGTATGCCCTCGAGCCTGACAGGTGGACTGCTGAAGTGGCGACCTGCCCTGACGAGTTCTCTGACAAACGCAAGAAGGCATCGAAAGAATGGTGGGCAAAGCAGGCCAACAAGGGAGTGACCATTATCAAGGAGGAAGACCTCGAGGCCATTCAGGCGATGCACAAAAACCTGATGGACCAACCAATGGTCGGTGAGTGCCTCGAGGAGGGAGAGACCGAGGTGAGCGTGTTCGCCAAGAACATCGTCAAGGGTGTCGATGCGAAGTGTCGCATTGACTGCCTTTACTCGATTGGCAGAGAACGAACGGTCGTGGACATCAAGACTACCAGGAAGGGTGGAAGCTCTCCCAGGGAGTTCAAGATGACCTCGAGGCGACTGAAGTATCACTGGCAGGAGGCCAACTACCGACGCATTGCCCACAAGGCAGGCTACCCGATCAGTGATTGGTTGTGGGCAGTCGTGGAAACAGAACCACCTTACACCGCATCGGTGTATCGGTTCTCGAAGCACGACCTGCTGATGGCTAACACCGAGCTTGACGAGGCTTACTCAAAGCTGAAGTCCTGCCTGGACCTCAACGCATGGCCCGGCTACACGCCGACCGAGCCATTAACCCTAAACATCTACGACTCGGTTTGAAACGAGTTCTGGTAAGGGAGGCATGGTGCAAGCTGCCTGGTTTCATTCAGGTTTTGGCGAAGCATCTCTATGCCACGAAAATCTGGTTTCCCCAGGAGGGCTACACCCTGCCTCCCACATGCCCCATCCAGGAGGTTCACGATGCCGCTGAAGCCACTCGCTACGTCGACTACGTCAAGACCCAACTAGACGCAGGCGAGAGAGACCCAGGGAAGCTCAGAAGCTTCCAGCAAGGTCTCAGGTCATGCGGTGCCCCTGGCCAACAACTTAGTGAAACAATTAAGAAGAAAGTGTTGCGTAAGTGAAAACCCCATTTATTCCGTCCTGGCTATTTGACCAGGGCTTCAACTCTCAAGAGTTTTCAATCTACTGTTACATTGCCATGAGAGGTGCCTGCTGGGAGTCTAAGAGGGCCATCGCCCAGGCCCTGGGCATGTCCAAGGACAGCTTCTACCGGCACCTCAACCAGCTCATCAAATCAGGCTGGGTGACCCGGTCTTCAAAGGGCAGAAAAACCACCCTCAAAGTGACTGACTCAGGCAAACCAATTCAGCGAAAGTGTCTCATTTCAGGGACACGTAGTGTCGCATCTCAGGGACACGAAGTGTCTCATTCTAGGGACACCAGGTGTCTCATTTCGGGGACACTAACTAATCAAAGAACTAATAAAGAACTAATCAAGGGAACTAACCATAGGGAAGAGGTGTTTGTTCTGGTTCACAAAGCAGGTCAGGCAATGAGAGGTTCTGGGCCTACTTTGGAAGACCGTCAGTGGAGGGAGGTTTGCAATGGCTGAAATCATCGATGCCAAGAAGCAGGAGTGGCTCGAGCAGAAGCGGAAGAACGAGCACACCATCATGGCCCTCCCTGTTGAAATACCAGCAGATGAGAAGGCAGAGCAGGCTCTCATTGGTTGTTGTGTCTTGGGTGCCTATGAGCAAGTTCTTGACGAGGGTGGTTCCATTGACCTGTTCCACCATGAGTTAACCAGGAAGGCCTGGAAGGCCCTTGAGAAGCTTTCTGACGCATCTTTGGCCATCAACGAGGTCAACGTAGCCCAGGAGGTTGGTGGAGGCCTTATGTGGCTCATGAGTGCTATTGAACAGGCACCCACTTCTGAGAACTACAAATATTGGATGCCCAAGCTCAAGGACATGGAGGTCAGGAGGCGAGTGTTCCTCAGGTATTACGACGGTATCACCAAAGTGAACGACGATACCATTCCTACACCAGACATCCTGGCAGAAATGGAGAAGCACTTTTTCGATGTCACCACCAATGCCAGCACTCTCAGGTCTCAGAAAGAGGGTTGGTCGGAGGTCCTGGATGACATGGGAGAAGCCTGGCCAAATGGGAAGCCGAACAAAGGCATTCCCACTGGTATGCCATCAATTGACAGATTGCTCCAGATGGAGCCTGGGAGCATGAATACGCTCGCCGCAAGGCCTGGCAGGGGTAAGACGTCCTTTGCCATCTACCTGGCCGTTCAGGCGGCTCTCAGGGGCAAAAAAGTGGTCTATTGGTCTTTTGAAATGCCGTTCAACCAAATTGCTGCCAAGGTCATCTCGGCCAGCAGTGGGCTGGACGTCAGGCGATACCTCGAGACAGGAGATGTTCCAGGAGGCATTGAGAAGATGGTGGAAGCAACCAAGGCAGCCATGGCCCTGCCCATTACCATCGAGGACAATGTAGGCCTGACCGTGTCAGCTATCAGGGCCCAGGCCAGGAGACTGGTCAAGGAGAAGGACATCGACTTCTTCATTGTCGACTACATTCAACTCATTCACTCAGGCAAGAGATACGATAGCCGGGTCAATGAGGTTGGGTTCATCTCAAGGCAACTAAAGTGTGCTGCCATGGAGACTGAGAAACCGTTCCTGGTTCTCTCACAGTTGAACCGTCAGATAGAAACCAGGGGACCAGACGCAGAGCCCAGGTTGGCTGACCTACGTGAGTCTGGCTCGATTGAGCAGGACTCGGACATGGTAGCGTTCATGCACCAGCCTGATGTTGAGGGTGCCCCCGATTTTACAAACTTAATTGTTCGCAAGAACCGTCATGGGCCCGAAGGTAAGGCAGGTCTGCAATGGACCAAATACAATGGGGTCTTTGAGCCCCTGGAGAAGGAAGTAACAGTCGACAAACCTATATTCTAACCATGGACATCACTCTACAATACAACTCAATTGAGGGCTTCGAGGTAACCATTGCCTATGAAGCCAGAACCCCAGAACAACTGGGTAAACTACTATTCACGCTGCCCATGGTGGCGACAGAAGACGCCGACTTCGAAGCCGGTCAGGAAGGGGAAGAAGAGGAGCAACCTGAGCCGGGAAAGCGAGCATGGAATTAATTGCGTTTGTAGGAAAGAAACGATCAGGCAAGACCACGGCAGCCAGGCATATCTGCAACGTCTTGCAAGCCAGGAGGGAAAGCTTCGCGACCCCGATCAAGCAGCACGTTGAGCGTATATTCGGGCCCCTGGAAGAGACGCCCAAGGAGATGGTAAGGCCTGTCATGCAGGCCCTGGGAGAGTCTCTCAAGCTCAAGTTTGGCAAATACGTATTCATTGACCAGCTCGAGGAGAGAGTCGGGCCTGACCCAGGCTTGGTCATCGTGGATGACCTCAGATTCCCCTTCGAGGCTGACTGGGTAAGAGACCATGGAGGTAGGGTAATTCGAGTTACCAGGCCATCCAACGATTGGGTGGATGACTACCATGTCTCAGAGACCTCAGTAGACCAGGTCATTGCGGATGCAACAGTGCTTAACACTGGAGGTGTTGAACAATTACTGGCAGAGGTGACTAACACCGTTGCCAGGCTGAGAGATGAAAACAATACAACTGACCCCATCGGAAGCGGCCTTGGCTCAACACTTGGCAGTCGAGCGTATCAGAGTGACCGGCCCCACTAGGACCAACGATCAGATGGGGCACCTGGACGACCAACCAGGTGCCCGAGAAAAGGCAGATGTTGCAGGCGTGGCTGGAGAGCTTGCTTTCTGCAAGGCCTACAACCTATGGCCTGACCTGGACAGTTCAGGGCCATGCACGGCAGACGCTTGCCTACGTGATGGCAGGACGGTGGACGTTAAGACAACCCCAGTGAAAGGAGGCAACCTAATAGCCAACCACAAGCCTCATAAAACTGACCTGATGGTGTTGGTGGAGGCAGACGGGTATGACTTCCACATCATCGGTTTCATTCCGACCGAGCAGGTGCAGCAGGACCGGAACCTGGAACCAATGCACGGTCGCCTGGTCTACAAGGTGGCGAGAGAGGAATTGATAGATTTATGACAAACGACGAGAGCCCTGAACAGATAGATGCAGAGGACGCTGGTCACTACTTTGAGCTGGGGTTCTTCACCCGGCTTGATGAGGCCTGCGATGAATTCTTCAGGAAGCGAGGTATGCCAACCTCCCATGCCTGGAACGAGAACAACAAACTAAGAACGAAAGGACATACGAATGTTACTGAAACCGACAGTGCTACTAAAACATGAAGGAGGAGTCACTGCCCAATGGTATGACGAACCCAATAACCAAATGATGATGGCCATCTACAGCCCGGTAGGTGACCGAGGCAAGCATGCCCTAAGCCAGGTGGCAGGACCATGGTCAGGAGTTTCCAAGGAAGACGAAAACGACCCATCTACCTGGAAGCCAGAAATCATACCAGGCTACGAACGCCAGAGAGCCTACGTCCTGGAGCAGGCAGAGCTGGTGCTGATTTGCCTCAACGGTGACTACAACGGCATGGCAGCTCTCAAGAGCATCTTCCAGGGCCCCATGATAGGGTTTGACTGATGCTCTGCCCCATCTGCCATGGCAAGGGCTACGTCCTGACACCAGAGCCCGACCAGTGCCCTGCATGCGGTGGTTGGGGTTATAGGCAGCCCTCTTGCAAGGTTCCCAAGAAAGTCTTACAAAGAAGGCATCATGAACACGTTAGAGGGAACAAGACTAGATTGGGTGTTAGACACCCTTGACAGTTGGATGTCAGACACAGATAATTGGGAGGGCGGTTGGAAGAAGATAGCTTCTAACCGTCTCCTTCCATTTTACCACCATGCCTAAAGGGTCACTCACTCAGTTCAATCAGAGAATGCCCGACCAGGGTCTCAGGAACTACGACGGCACCCAGATAAAGGCTAAGGACCCCAAACGATACGACTGCATAGTCAGAGCTATCAGAGAGGGTATAGGGCATGAGAGCATAGCCAAGATATTCGGAATAGGTCAGCAGACCGTCTCTGGTATCAGCAGTAAGGAGAACCTACCTGCACACTCTCAAGAAGCTCTGATTCACAACCTTAGGCAGACAAGGGACCTGTGCCTAACCAAGTTCAAGGAGGCCGTCCAGGCAGATGAGGTGAAGGCTGATAAGTTACCCGTCGCCATCGGCATCTTGACTGACAAAGAGGTCCAGGTTCAGGGCTTACCCAGTGCCATTGTGGCACATACATCTGTCTCCATTGATGGGAAGGGTCTCCAGGAGCTGATTAAAGGGGCAACTAAGGACTCAAATGTCATAGATGCAGAGGTCGTTGAACCTAAGTCCTTACAGGACAACAATCATAGGTAAACCACTTAATTATACATAAGAAGTATTGTGCGAAAGAGTGACTAACACCGCACCAAACAAGGGGGCGGGGGGGTCACTAACTTGCCAGGGGTAGCGATATTGAAACGCATCTCCCCAGACACAGCAAATGACAAAAGGGCCCCTCTCTTTGACATTTAAGAGGGGACGCTAAATGTCAAAAACAGACTGACCATGGAAGACCAACCTAAGAAGCGCACCCGAGGCAAACCGGGCAAACGACGAACCATGTTGGAGTCACCTGACCTCCGCTGGAAGGCAGGCAGGGAGAGTAAAGTGGGCAAGGTCATTGGTCACCCGCTCAACAGCAGGCTCATAGAGACCGACTTGGGGCTGGTCCATGTAAGTGATGCCCGGTGGTTCCAAAGAGGGCTCCAGGTGCCTGTCTGGTGCGAACCTGGGGGCAAGAGGATGTATTGCAAGGGAAGGCCCAGACAGTTGAGCCGGTTTTAAGACGTAATGAAATGGACACCACACCCTGTTTACTCGATACCGACTCAGTCTGAGGTCAAGGCCCTGGCAACCCAGGGCACCCTGGAGGAGTATTACACCAAGAGAGAAGAGCTTATCAGGTTAGAGGAGGCTGACCCTTACCTGTATGGGGCTGACCACCACAACACTGAGGGTATTTTTGACCACTGGAAGGACGTGGACAAAGCGATGGAAGACCCATCCATCGACATCATCTACATCTTCGGTGGTAACAGGGCAGGCAAGTCCAGATACATGGCTTCCAGGGTGATTAGAGCCATGGTGAACAACCCCAAATATGCAGTGTGGTGTTGTCATAGCTCAAATGACTCCAGCATCCAGGTTCAGCAACCCTACCTCCATGCCTACCTACCGCAACAGTGGAAGGCTCAGAGGAAGAATGTGAGGTCTGTCCAGAACATTGCCTTCAGTCAGAAGAATGGCTTTTCCAACAGGACCTTTGTCGGTGTCAATCATAGCCAGGCTTGGTTTAAGAATTACACGATGGACCTGTCCAACCTGGAAGGGACTGAGCTGGACCTGATTTGGATGGACGAACTTGTTCCTTTGGCCTGGGTTCAGACCCTGAAATATAGGTTGGTCTCACGTAGGGGCAAAATGGTCATAACTTTCACTCCGATAGAAGGTTATACACCAACCGTAAAAGACGCCTGTGAGGGTGCCATTATCGAGGAGACAAGGCCTGGGAAGCTGTTAGACCCCAAGGCACCTTCAACCATACCAGGAGTGCCCAAGGGGCACATGCCATACAAAGCAAGGACAAGACAAGGCAATGGACAGATATTTTGGTTCTTCAGCGAGTTTAACCCTTACTCACCGTTTGATGCCATGGAGAAAACCCTCAAGGGTCGGACCAGGGAAGAAATTGAGATACGTGCGTATGGGTATGTTTCCAACCCTATTGTTGGTAAGTTCCCGCGATTTACAGACAGGAATATTGTCAAGGCCGACCAGGTTCCAAGAGATGGGACAAACTATCTGGTGGTGGACCCAACGCCTGGGGACCGCAATTGGTTTATGCTTTGGCTGCGTGTTGACGACCTTGGTCGCGTGTTTGTTTATCGTGAGTGGCCTGATTTTGATAACTACGGTGAGTGGGCTCTACCATCTGCGAAGATGGACGGGAAGAAGGGCCCAGCGCAAACGGCAGATTGCGGCCGGAATTTACAACAATATAGAAACCTGATCAGAGAGCTTGAGAGGACTGATGGTGGCATCCAGGAGAGGTTTATTGACCCCAGGGCAGGTAGAACAGCAGTTCTAAGTCAGCGAGAACACAATCAGAGTTTGATTGATTTGCTTTCTCAACCAGAGAGAGGCGCAGGAGGTGAGGTCACCAAGGACGGTTTGTTGTTTACCCCGGCACCTATGACCCACATCGACGAGAGCTGTGCCCTTGTCAACAATTTGTTTTCCTATAACCTCTCGGAGGAGGTGTCTGTTCTTAATGAACCCAAACTCTATGTTTCGGAGGCGTGTAAGAATTTAATTTATTCTCTTAGAACCTGGACAAATGCCGACGGTGACAAAGGGGCCAGCAAAGACCCTGTTGACTGTCTAAGATACGGCATACTCATGGACCCCATCTACGTTCCAAGAGACCAGGAATATTCCACCAGCATAGGTAGCTACTAATGAACACCGACAAATTGGTTTCGACAACCGAACCAAACATTTCTGAATTGCGGAGAGACTTCCGTAGGGCTCACACCGACCGGCGAATGACCAACCGTGTCCAGGAAGCAGACAACACACGGTTTGCATTCTGGAACGGTCAAAGCAGTGACGGTAAGAAACACGCAGCCGACATTGGCCAACAACCATTTCCCTGGGAAGGTGCCAGTGACACCCGCATTCGATTAGCAGACGAGGTCTGCAACTTCATGGTAAACCTGGGGACTTCTGCCGTTTCCAAGGCAGCCCTGAATGTTGATGGGGTTGAGTCAAGTGATTGCAAGGCATCTGGTGCAGTGGGGTTATACCTACGTTGGATGCTATCGAATTTGATGCAGCCAGACTGGGAAGAAGAGCTGGAACTGCACTCCGAATATGCGGCGCAATATGGTTGGAGCGTCCTTCATGTAACCTGGGAGCGCTGTTATGCCCAGGTGCCCCGCGAAATAAACCTCCAAACACTCACCGGCTACTTAGGGGCCGACAACCCGCCGAGTGTTGACGCTCTAACCGCTGCCCTGCAAAACGAGCAGGAATACCTGGCTGACCTCCTGGTCGCAGGCAACAAAGGCCTGACCAGGACAAAGGCTCTCAAGCACATCAGGGAGATTGTAAACACTGGTAAGACCACCTTTGAGGTGCCCGAGATGACTAAGAACCAGCCATCTATTGTTGCACTCCGTCCTTACCACGAAGTCCTGTTCCCGCCTGAAACCACCGACTGGCAACGTGCCAGGGCCATCTTCAGGAGGGACTTTTACACGGTCGCTGAGATAGAAGAAAAGGCAGCCTCTGGCGAGTGGGACAAAGACTTCTGCGAAGCCATCAAGAAGACTGCTGGCAACAACACGTCTACGTTTGAATACGGTGTCAGCCCAGTGGTAGGCACCAGCGAGACCATGGACGACAAGAGCAACCTGGTAGAGGTTGTTCATGCCTATTCTCGAAGAACCACTGACAGTGGTATGCCTGGCATCTACCTGACAGTGTTCTCTCCTTACCTGGAGAGAGACCCTCGAGGAGAGGAGGTCTTTGGTGAACACCGACTGGTAACTGAAGCAGGCGACACTTACCCGTTTGAATGTTTTACTAGGGAGAAGACCCGTCGCAGCCCTATTGAAAGCAGGGGAGTGGCTGAGATTGTTAAGACCTGGCAGAACGAAATCAAGGTCCAGTCTGACAGTCTGACCGACCGATCAAGCTTCGAGATACTTCCACCACTCAAGGTGCCCTTGCGCTACGGTCAAAGAATTAAAGTGGGCCCAGGTGTCCAGGTGGCCGAGCAAAGGCCCAACGACATCTCCTGGATGGAACCACCTCGTCGAGGTTCTGAACTGGCATTCCAGCTCATCAACGATATTACCGTTCGGACAGACAGGTATTTCGGTCGGCCCAACGCAGCCATACCACCCGTAGAAACCCAGCTCAACCAGCAGGCCTACGTGCATCGCTGGTTGCGTCACATGTCTTCAGTGGTCGGCAGAATGTGGGAACTCACTCAGAAGTTTGACTCTGATGAACGTTTTGCCCAGGTGACAGGCACCAACATGGGCATCCCTCGAGACCCTAATAAATACAACCTGAGCCTGCACTTTGACATTCGCGAACTAGACAACGAGTTTGTGCAGAAAAAACTTCAGGCCATCTCACAATTTGTCTTGCCAGAAGACACCATGGGCATCGTCGACAGGACTAAGCTTATCAGGAAGAAGCTCCAAGTTATCGACCCAACCCTGGCAACAGAACTGGTCACAGAAGAGGCTGAAGCTACTAAGAAGATGTTTGACGACGTCAACAACCAGGTAGCCCTGATGGCCTTGGGTAACCAACCTAACTTCGTTGAGAACGACCCGAGCGCAGGCATCAAGTTGCAGTTCATGCAGCAAATCATTGCCTCCAACCCTAAATACCAGGAACTGCTCCAGGGAGACGAACAGTTCCAACAACTTGTCCAGTCGTTCTCGCAGAACTTGAATATGTCTATGATGCAGCAGCAAAACAAACAGATCGGACGAATAGGAGTGAACCCGAATGGATGATTATGAATTCCAGGGCTACCCGCCCGAGTTGTTGCAGGCATTTGCCATGAGCGAGGACCACCCTGTTCGCCAGGGCCTGCTCTATATTCTCAACGAATCAATGAAGGGTGAAGCCCTGGCAACTGCTGCCCCAGATGCCAACGACGGCCAAAGACACTACCAGGCTGGGCGTCTGTCCATGATGCAGGACATGTATTTCGGTTTTGAGAACCTGTTCAAGGACGCTAACAAACCGAAAGAAACTGAGTAGACCCCCTTGACGCCAAAACTGTTTCTCTTACTTTTCGCTTTAGGTGACTAACACCTTGGCCCCTCAGGCGCCACCAAGACCTGTGTGAAGGGTAACTTGCGACCCGATTGAACAGCATGTCCGACGATAAAACTACGACTGTAGAACACCAGCCTACAGTGGAAGACCTACCTGATTCTGGTGCAATGGACGCAGTAAGAGCGGCGATCAAGCAAAGCCTTGGCGACTCTGAACCCTCCGAACAAAACGCAGAAACACCACCTGTGCCCGAGGCTACGGAAGGCGAATTGCCGCAACCGGAAGAGCCAAAGGCAGAGACGGACTCTGACACGAACAACGACTACTCCTGGCGCAAGCGTGTTGACAAACTGACATGGCAGAAGAACGAACTCCAACGTGAGATCGAAGACCTGCGTGAGAAACAGTTTGAGCTTCAAAAGCAGCAACGCCAACCAGCAGAGCAGTCGCAAACTGGCATTTCAGACCTCATCCAGGAGGCGTCAAGCTTTGACGACCTGGAGAGGCTTGAGGACCAAGCCCTGGAAGCGGAAAGGTGGGCAAAGAAAGCCCTCTCACGCTATCGGCGCGACCCAGAATCGGTAGAAGGAGAAATCAAGAATCGCACTGGGCAAGAACTGCCCGACGATGTCGAAGCCTGGTTAGAAGACCTTAGCATCAATGCTGAGTTCTCCAGGGAGAGCGACATACCCAAGCGAAGGAAACAGATTCTCGAGCAAACCCGGTCTTTTGAGTTCGCATCCGAAAAATACCCATGGCTGAAGGACCCTCAAAACCCTGCACGGGCATGGGTCGATCAGGTTAAGCAGGCGAACCCTGCTATTAAGCAACTGCCTGAAGTGGACCTGTATCTTGCTAGAGCCTTAGTTGGCTTCTACGTAGAGCAAGAACAGGCCAACAAGGCAAAAGTAGCAAACACAACACCTGACCCCACGCCTCAACCTGGGAAGCCTGCTGCACAGAAGGCAACCCTGAGTGCATCGGAAGAAGCTATTGCCAGTGCCAAGAAACGTGTGATGAAAACCGGCTCGAAGGATGGTCTTAGAGACTTCATCAAAGCGGCATTTATCAACTAAGGACAACTAGATATGGCATCATTATTAGAACGCAGTCAGGTCGCAAAACGTGAAGACTTACTCGACCTGTTGACACGGGTTGACGAGAAGGCGACCCCTTTCATGTCCCTTGTGAACAAGGGAACCACCCCTCAGAACACCCGCATGGACTGGCCTGTAGACGCTTATGCATCTCCTAGCCTGGGTGGAATTGTTGACGGTAAGGACATCACCGAGACCGGTGGTGGCGACTACGAGAACCCAGCAGGTTCCCGAGCCCTCCTGTTCAACTACCTCCAGACCTTCAGACGTGCAGCCATGATTTCACGTCTGGCTGGTGACGTTTCTGTCATCGCTGGTGTAGCCGACGAAAAGGCAAACGCAGTTGCAGTCAAAGGCGTTGAACTTCTCCGAGACATGGAAACAACCATGCTCTCTGACCAGGAGTTCGACACAGACGACGGAACCAACCCTTACTTGCTTCGTGCAATGGGTGTTTGGGTTCGTGGCGATAGCACAATCAACACGGCAGGTTTCGGTTCCCTGGCTGGTCAGGCTTCTGGCTTCGAGGTTCCCGCCGCCTTCCGTCCTGCTGACGGTCAAATCAACGGAGACGCAACCGCCGACCTTACTGAGTCCGACATTCAAACCATGCTTCAGACCATCTGGACGAACACTGGAATGATTGGTGACTACAAACTGTTCTGCGATGCAACTCTTCGCCGAGCATTCACTGACTTCACCCGCACGATTGCAACCGCTGGTTACAGCCAACGCAACCTGAACTACGACGGTGACGGAACCAAAATCACCAACACGACCACCATCTTTGAAGGTGACTTTGGTCAAGTTGAGGTCATTGCCGACAACTTCATCGGAGCAAATCGCCCAGGAGTTACCTTCGCCCAAGAAGCTGGCCGAGGCTACTTGCTCGATATGGACAAAGTGGATGTCCGGTTGGAGAAATCGCCAACGGTCGAAACTTTTGAAGACCGTGGTGGTGGCGAACGCATCATGATTGAAGGCCGAGCAACGCTTCAGGTCCGCAACCCTAAGGGTCTCGGACAGTTCAGCCCTGCTCTCTAAGAGTTGTTGCAACAACTCTGAACAATTCCAGGTGTGGGTCACCTGGTCACGCAACACACCTCCTGGGGGGGAGAGGGGAAACTCTCTCCCTCCTTACGGGGACAGATTTATGTCAGACATCACACAAGAAGTTAGAGACAAACTCGCCCAAGCTCACATCGACTCCCATGAGCGGCGTCACGCTGAAGCCATTCAGCGACAACGTGAGATTGCTAAACACAACCAGGACCGTCGTTCTATCAATGGAATGGGCCGACCAGTCATGGAAGTGGACAACAAGGTCTACCAGGAGTGGACCAAGCGAGAGGGCAAAGAGATTTGGAAGGACCCCGACTTCAGAAAATACATGGCTCGCAACAACCCCGAGCTGCGTGTGAAGAGCGGAGGCACTGGAAAGACTCAGGTTGGTTATGGCTCATAGGCCACTCAACTACAGAACAGTCCTCAAGCAGGTTTGCAACCTGGCAGGCATTGACCATGACACGCTACCCACAACCGAGTGGCGACTCATAAGAGACTTGGTCAGTCGACGTATTAGGTTTGGTTGGGAGGCCGCCAAGTGGCCTGAAGTCTGTGTAACTGAACAACGCACCGTCACCCAAAGCGGAGGTGATGAAGGCAACTTTATAGCACTTGACCAGGCAGGTCAGACCGAGATGTCTGAGGTCTTCGCAGTCTGGAACAAGTCACCCAAGGCAAACACAGACGTCCAGAGCCTGTCTCACTACCTGAGTGAAAACGGAGTTCAGATTTCATCCAGCAACTCTCAGGTCTACATTCAATTTCGCAAAGTGGCACCAGAGTTTGCTGGTGAACTTTACAGCCAAAGCAAAGCCTACGTCACAGGCGACCATGTCTATGACAACAGTCACGGCAACTTTTATATAGCCCTCCAGGACGTAGCCTCAGGGGCAGACAATAGTCCAAAGACCCAACCAACTTATTGGTCTTTGGTTTCCGTTCCATACTTATTCTCAGACTACCTTATCAGAGGTGCCTACGCAGACTACCTGCGACACAACGGGGAACTCGACAGGGCCAGGGTAGCAGAGTCGGACGCAAGAGGGGCCCTGGACCACGAACTTTTAAAACTACACACCCAACAGGGGCAAACCACCAGGCTGCAAGTTTCGACTTATTAATTTGCTCCAGGTGACTAACACCTACATCTCATGCCATCACTAATTACAGGAGTCGATAATAACGACGTTTATAGAACAGTCAGAGTCGGAGACGACGGTCATTTTGGGTCCAGCAAAGGAACCTACCAGAGTGGAGCAGGAACCCTGAACGGTAATTTCAGCTATATTTTTGCACATACCAGCACCGTTCTAACCAGCGTTACTAGCCCCAACCTGACTGGCACCTTAACAAACATATCTCTTCAAGCAGGTAGCACCTGGCGTTGCTGTTCTGCGACCCAGATTGTGGTTAGCACTGGAGCGATTACTGCCTACGACGCATGAGCAATGCAGGTCTAGGAACAGGGTTCGGGTTCGCACCCACAACCAACAGTGACGTTGTCGTCAGTGAATATTTTTTAATCGAAAGCGACAACGACAATTTCCTGACTGAAGACGGGGACTACTTAACAATTGCTGATCACTCCGACAATTAAGCACCATGGCCAACACACGCATCAAAGATATTTCGACTACGACGTCGACTACAAACGCAGACGACTACATTGCCATCGATGGCGCAACGTCAGGCACTCGTAAAATTACAGCCTCAACGCTCGGTGGTAATTTTGACGAGAATGTGGTCGTGGAGTTCGGTGGCAACAAAACCACCTACGCCAGCAATTTTCTCCGCTCTGAGAACGGTAGCTACTACATCGATGCCTACAATGTCGGTGGCGACATCGTGTTCCGAACGAGTGTAGCCAGTGCGCTGGACACTCAGTCGATGCTCATTGACGGTGCAACTGGGTTTGTAGGAATAGGGGGCTCGCCCACGTATGAGCTGGATGTGACAGCTGCCAATGCGCGAATTGCCGCCACTTCGACAGGTGGTTGTGTCAATCATTTACAGGCTGACAACACAGGCGCATACGTTGGGCCTCTGAGCAATCACAACCTGTATTTCAAGACCAACAACATCACTCGCGCAACCATCGACACTGGCGGCAATCTGATTCTTCAAAAGGGCGGCGGCGCCTACCTCCAGCTCAAAGACGCCAGCGCAGTGCGCGGCTCTATCAATGTTGACACAAGCGATGGGTTGATTTTCACGACTGGTGCTTCGTTCACCGAGCGAATGAGAATCGAATCGACGGGAGTCGGCATATTGAATTCCTCGCCGGGTGACTACTTCAGTAATGCCAATGCGCTGGTGGTAGGAACGGGGGCAGACGCTCATCAGGGCATCACTATAGCCACTAATTCAGATGGGGGAGGGCACCTATATTTTATGGACGGTGTGGCAAACGCACCAGGCCGCATATCGTATTACCACACGGGCAACAACATGTTGTTCTATACGAACGACAGCGAGCGTATCAGGCTTACTAGTGACGGTGATCTGGCAATCGGAGCGACCTCTGCCAGCTCAAAACTCGACATAACTGGCACTACTAACAGCTCGATGATGATCACCCGCACCAGTTCGGGTATTGTGTCGAATTTGGAGGATGCTGGGGGACACGGTTCGTTCCTTCTTTATACAGCCGGTGGGGGCGCTCAAGTGAGCGTCCAAGCCAACGGCAACAGCTATTTCAACGGCGGGTCGGTCGGCATCGGGACAGCCTCGCCGGGTAGTTACAACAGTAAGGCCGACAATCTAGTTGTAGGTGCTGAAAGTGGCGACAACGGCATTACAATTCTTACGGGAACAGGGAACGATGGTTCGCTGTATTTCGCCGACAGCACTGGTGGGAACAATCGAGGAATTGT